TGTCGTTTTTCTCGCTATTTTTAGAATAGCTGCTCGTGGTCTGCTGGCGCTGGGTTGGGGCTGATTTGATGCATCAATCTGGCAGATTAGACGGGCGGCTATATTGCGTTATGCGTCAAACCCAAGCGCGCAGCTTTCGCTTCTCCACGCTTGCCCAATGCCAGCCAGTAGCAGTGCTTCCCTTCGTCGAAGTGCGGCTCTATCGTCTTGTGCGGGAACATCTGCCGCACTTTCTCCGGTGATTGGCTGCCGAACTTGTGATTGCAAGCCCGACCTCCAATAAATGCACCATCAACAATCAACCCGTCCATTCTTCTTTCCCTGCATCCGGCATAGTTCCAGTTGCTTGCACGGTAAACAAACCCTTCGTGTCCTTGTGTCCTGTCCGCGAAGCTCACAAGCAAATCGCGCCCTTGCCTCTTCAATTCCTTCACGCACCGCGAAAGCAAAAAAGTCAAAGGCACTCGGTCATCACCGCGAACCAATCGCGCAAGTTCAATCACCTCTTCTGCCCATCGTGTCGGCGGGAAAGTCCAAAACGCCGCCGCTACCATTGGGCCATCACCGCCAAACAACCCGCCATCTAAATGCAGGCTGCCTACCATTTGCACGTTCGACGGCACGCGCTTGGAATAGTGGTAAGTCAAAACCATTCTTTCCGCTTCTTGCCGTCGCCCTGTACGAAAGTGGAGCGACGAGGCCGGTATCGCACCGCCATCTGCAAGGTGGTGCCTTGCCGTGGTTCTACCTTCCACTATCGTCGCGTTGTTCATTGCCGTATCACCATCGCCGACTTTTCTGCATAACACGTCAGTCAACCGGACGTGCCGAAGAAGCCGGCACGCCGGTTACTTCGGCGTTAGGGCTCATCCCGCTCTGCTTTGAGCGCGGCAACCTCTGGCGCGTCGTTCCATGCGGAGGTGGGCTGGATAGCCTCGCACACCTTGCGCCAGAAGTCATCGAGGCTTGAGCCGTCAACGAATGCATAACTTGACTTCTCTGGATCGCTGCGGTGCCGGTATGTGGTGGCTGTGCGGTTGGCGATGGCGCGGAACTGATCAAGCGTGATCGGATTTTTCTGCTCCGGCTTCGCAAGTTCGGCTTTAAGCGCTTCGACAAAATACTGCTTATCTGACCACGGAAAATGTCCTTCGTGCGTCAGTGCTGCGATCACCTGCTCCAGCAGGGCGCGGGTGTGGTCGGTCATGCTGCCTCCTGTTGCATCTTCATCCGGCGCACCGTCACCTCCAGCGCGTCGATCATCGTTCTCGGGCTGCCGAACTTGAGCAGCTGGTCGTAGAAATCCAGCATCGGCGGCACGTCCGCCAGGGCCGCGGCATCGGCGCCAAAGCGCCCGGTGCGGTGGTAGCGCGCCTGCATGTCGCGGATGGCGTCCTGGGCTTTCAGCACCGTCTCGACGGCCAGGTCGCCAATCGGTTCGGCCAGCACGAGCGCGACGTTTGACGAGTTGGCAAGCAGGTCGAAGTCCGGCTCGGTGCCGTCGCCGGTAATGAGCCGGTGCCAGGCCAGGCGGGTATCGACGCTGATCTTGGCGGCCTCTTCCTGGTCGAAGGTGCGCGACATCAGAACGGGCTTGAGGACGTGCGAGGGCTCGACGCGGGCGTTGCGGTCGTAGCGGGCATTGCGCTTAAAGGTGGCGGCGCGGCGTTGCTGGCGGTTCATGCGGCCTCCATCATTCGGCGAACAAGCACGACAGCTGCTGCCGCAGCTTGCAGCGCCACGACGCCGTTTCCGACGCATTTGAGGCGCTGGGCTCTCTGAATTTTTGAGTGAGACACGGCAGCGGCCTCAATCACAAGGTCTGCTCTTTCTGCTTCGGAAATGGCGTCCCATGCGTCCTTATCCGAGTCCGACAAGTGCTGCATACACCGGCTCGATAGCTTTGTTTCCCGCAGTACATGCACGGCGGCTTTGGTTGCGCCGGGCTTATTTCCCCGCAGGCATGATGCAACGACGTATGACACGAACCGCAAAGGGTCTGCAAGTTGCTCGGATCGTTGTTTCTCCAGTTCCTGTCCTGATGATGGATCGCCAGCTTCTGCGTCGTTCCGCATTTCTCGCAAGCTGGTTTCAGACCAATCTTCCTTGCCATTTTGTTGCGGGCGCTGCGGCTCGGGTCTTCTTTCAACATCGCTTCTGCCATGCACTTCTGGTCGCAGAATTTGCGTTTCTGAAAAACCGTGAAGTCCTCCAGTCGGCCATTGATTCGCTTTCGCTCCATCGGCGCCGAGCAGTGTTTGCAGTTCTTCATCAAGACTTTGGCGGTAGGCATCTATTCCTCCTGTTCGATTGTTTGCGTCGGCCCATCCAATAGGCCATCCCATGAGGAATTCGCCAAACATTGGGTTAAGGCGTCTACCAAGCGCTGGCGCAAGCCATGGCCACTCTCGCAGGATGGCGGGCCATCGGGCATCGGCTGGGCCAGGTGCGAAGAATGGGCGACGAAGTTGCTCAGTTGGTCTATGTGCTTCCTGCCCCCCCCTGTTACCGTTGCGTGTTGTTCCGAGTTCGCGCCCTTGCTGTCGCGGGCTGCCGGAGTCGGCCACTGCGCCGCGGCGCTCGGCAGCATCAGATCGCCCTTGCTCCCGGCCTGGTTCGGGCCGCCCTTGGTGCCGTCCGTGCCCTTCAGTGTCGGCCAGTCCTTCGCCTTCGCAGTTGGGGCATCCATAGCGCCCGCAGGAATCTGGGAATTCGTAGCCGCAGAATTCGCATTCCATGAGGTCGCTTGTTCCCTTATGTTCGGCCCCATCTTCCCGTTGCTGTAGGTGCTGGTGTTGCAGTCCGGGGTGGCCCAATACTTCGTCTGACTCTCCAGTCCCACCGTGCGCTTCGTGCCGTCTTCCATCGCCCCCTTGCTGGCCACCAGCTCCGGCGGAACATGACGCCCGCCGTTCGGCACGTTGGGGGTCATCCACATCGGCCCCATCTTCCCGTTGCTGTAGGTACTGGTGTTGCAGTCCGGTGTTGCCCATCGATCGGTCTGAGTTCGCAGGTTTGGCGCTCCGGTCTTGTTTGGCCCCTGTCCTGCTCCGGTGTGCTCGTTCATGGTCGGCGTGGCCCAGTTCTCTCCACGCCCAGCAAAACCACCGCTCTCGCCCGTGGCTGGCGCCCACGTCGGACGCTGAAAGAGTGAGCCATTCCGCGTTCCACCCGCGGTCGGCCAGTTCTCCCACGACGCGGGAGGCCGCGCGCTCGTCGAGTTCGCCTTCGGCCGCGTCCACAACGGAGGCGGTGGCAGAAGCGATGCCGCCGACGTTCTCCAGAAATAGGTGCCGCGCACCGCTATCCTCGGCAATTCGTAGCAGCTCGAAGAAAAGGCCGCTTCGCTTGCCGTCCAGCCCTGCGCGGCGGCCTGCAAGGGACAGGTCTTGGCATGGGAAGCCGCCAATGACGCAATCCACCGCACCACGCCAGGCGCGAGCGTCGAAGGTGCATACGTCGGACCAGACAGGTGCGTCATCCAGCGCGCCTTCGGCCATGCGCGCCGCCAGGACTGCGGCTGGGTATGCTTCCCGTTCAAGGTAGCAGACGGTGCGAGTCTCGATGCCCAGGTATCTGAGCCCGGCTCGCAATCCTTCGCCGAGCATTCCGACGCCGGCAAACAGTTCGATGGTGTGTAGAGCCACATTCATGCTGCTTTCAATTCAAAACGGGGCGGCTTGCGATTGATGAACGCCCGCACCTCGGAGCGCAGCCACAGCCGATTCCTGGGCGTGCTGGTCGGCGCTTCAGCCGGGAAGCCCGGCAGCTTGACCAACACATCGCGGGCGTGGCGGATGCTGCAATGGTGCATGGCGGCGATGTCGTCGAGGGTAAGTAGGTCGGCGGTCATTCTGTCGTTTTTCTCGCTATTTTTAGAATAGCTGCTCGTGGTCTGCTGGCGCTGGGTTGGGGCTGATTTGATGCATCAATCTGGCAGATTAGACGGGCGGCTATATTGCGTTAGGTTGTAGAGCTTTGGCGATTGCCTTGTCCAGCTTTCTCCACGCTTCTGCTCTTGTTCTGGCAGCGGATGGGCGATTGCAAACGTCTTTTAGCTCAATTGCTGCTTCCAGTAACTCGGGTGCGGCGGCAATAAGGCGGGCGTTTGCAAACTGTTCGCCAATGCTTTGCCCGTGCGCAGTGCTTGTGTAAATTTGGCAAATCGGCAACCCGCCTGCATTAACGTAGATAAAAGGTGTCGGCGTGTTGTGATGCGCCCACGGCCCCGGTGTGTGTTTTGTTTCCATTCTTTCATCCTTAAAATTTAGCCCTAACCCGTCCATCAACTCGGACGCGCTAAAGCGCGCCGGTTATCTCAGGCGTTATGCGTCACCGCCCGTAGTAGCTCGTAAGCCACTTGCGGAACTATTGCGTTTCCGGTGGCGCGGTATCGAGCCACCCTGTCGGGTATCCCATCAGCCACAAGGCAAACTCCGGGTTCAGTTTTTGCCCACCGTGCAGCGCCCCAACTTGCGCTGCAAGAGTCACCGTCTGGCCTTTGGCCTTCAGCTTCTCCGCATACTCCGGGTCTTTTGAGCGGGCCTGATTTATCATCCCAACCGTTGGCGTTCGCCACCACCCAAACCCGTTCTCGGATGTGTAAGGCTCCGACGGCACAAGCCGGAATAACAACCGCCCTCGCGGCGTAGTTGAGGCTTTCCAAGTCAGAGAGCACATCGTCGAGGCCCATCGTGATGTGACCAGCAACATTTTCAGATACCACCCAAGCTGGTCTTGCTTGCTCAATAATTCTGCGCATCTCCGGCCAGAGGTGGCGGTCATCTTCTGCGCCTCGCCTTTTTCCAACAAGGCTGAATGGTTGGCACGGGTATCCTCCGGAAATAAGTTCAACGCCTCGGTAATCACGCCCATCTACATTCCTCACGTCGTCGTGAATTGTTGTTGTCGGCCAGTGCTTGCGCAGAACGCCTTGGCAAAACGGGTCGCACTCGCAGAACGCCACGGTTTCAAAGCCCGCCCATCGTGCTGCCAGGGCAAATCCGCCAATGCCTGAAAAGAGGTCTAGGTGTCTCATGTCACCAACGTATAACTAGTCATTCCACCGGACGGCCTTCGGCCGCGCGGTGAATTCCGGCGTTGGGCGGCATAAGCGTGTCGTAGCTCACACCATCCTGGATCACCCTGGCCGGTGGTGGCCGCAGCGGCGCATCCGGTCGTGGGTACTCGTATTGCAGCGCGCATCCTTCCTTCGTGCGCGGGTCTTTCGGCGCATTCAGCAGAACGCATTGCGGCTTTCCAATCCAGCGTCTGGGTGCCGCGTGGTGCAGACAGTTCCCGTTCTGGTAGCACTGGCAGTTGATGTTCGGTAATTTCTGAGGCATATCTGTCTCCGTCTAAATACCGCCCAACACGGCGGTCAACACGGACCTTCGCAAGCTGCGCTTGCTCGGCCCGTTACCTCGGCGTTCGACGACACCTTACTCCGCACAGCCTGAGCCAGTGCGCGTGCGCGTCCGGCGATGTCGTTCATTGATGTCCGAGTTCTGCGCAATGCCACGCTATCGAGCGCCGTCGCCAGTTCCTCGTTCCGGTGGTTCAGTACATGCTCGGCCGTGTCCTGAAAGTTCATCCCAAACTTTGACGAAAACCACTCGTCGTGCCCGCCAAACAGAAAGGCCGGAACGCCCTGACCTGCTGCGTCGTCAAGCCCTTCGAGCGGGTATTTCCCGTCCCCAAGGAATGACACGGCAACCGCAGCTACTTCCAAGTCCGGCGCGAACATAGTGCAGGCGTCGCTCGGGTTGATGATCTCGAATTTCATGCTCTTTCTCCGTGGTTGCCGGGCGTCGTCGAACCCGTCGCTCCAGGGGACGCTTCGCCGCAAAGCGGCTCGCGCCCCTGAGCTAGTGCGTTAGGCGTCTTCGGGCGGCCCACCAGCGCATCCTGGCCGGCGTCGGTCACGCGGTACACCGGGTCGCCGCCGGATAGCGGGCCGCCGCTGCGCTTCGTCATCAGCCCGGCAGCTACCAGCGCCTCGCAGTCGGCGTAGTCATCGCTGCCTGGTCCGGTCACGAAGTGGTTGCGCCAGCCTGGGGAGCCTCGGCCTACGCCGAGCGCGTGCTTCATGATTTCGCGTTGCTTTGGGGTCATGGTCAACCGCGCTTGGTGGCGCGCTCCCAGATGGTGTCCAGCGCCTCGATCTGCTTCGCGCTGGGCCTGCGGCCCTCGGCAATCTGCCGCTGCAGCGAGTCCACAAACCCGCACTCCCAGTCGGTCAGCCGCTCGCTGCGCTTCTCGCAGTCTTCGAGCATGGTCACGTACTCGTCAGCCCAGGTCTTCATCGTCGTCGCTCCATTGGTGGCACAGGCACTGGCAGGCTTCGCCCCAGTGGTCCATGCCGTAGCGGATAGCTGCGCACTGCACCGAGTCGCGGTCCAGGCAAGCGCAGCCGTAGGTGCCTCGCGGTCCTTCGGTGTCCGTGGCTGCTTCGTCCACCAGCCGCCCAACTGACGGTTCGAGCGGACCCGCACCGGCCCGGCTACTCTGTTCCATCTTTCACCTCCTGCGCGGGCCGTTGCGGTCCGCTCAACCTAGCGTTATGCCCTATGCCATGCGCCCGCTCGACCGCCCGCAGCATCTTCAGCATGTTGCCGTCCAGCCTCGGGTCAATTCCGAGCGTATCCTTCAGCAGCGCACACGCAGCGTCCGTGCTTAGTGGTTGTCGTTCGGCATGCCGGTACAGCGGAATCGTGTAGTGCTCAACCTGCTTCGGCCACGCCTTCAGCCAAAGCGCCCGCGCCTCGTCATGCACTACGTCGTACCGTTCAGGCTGGTCATGCAGCCACGCAACCGGCCTAACATTTACGTCAACCGGACCTTGCGCCGGCAGCGTTTCGTGGTTCATTTGTCGTCCTCTCTCGGCGCAAGGCCGGTTACGTCAGCGTTAGGTGCTTCAATCGGTGCAGCCAACGCACTCGATCCCGTCTTCAACTTCCGCAGCGGCATGGCCGAAAGCGTCCGCCTGCGCCTTGCTGAACGCCAGCATTGCCGCGTATCTCGGGCGGTCGCTGCGGAATGTGCCGCCGTTCGCAATGTTCGGGTTCGTGATGCTGTGTTCCTTGGCCGCCCACCACACGCCACGGCTCGGCTTCTCCGAAATCAAGCTCATCACGATTGCCGATCTTTTCAAAAAGCACAGATCGCAATTGCCGTGCATCGTTGTCCCGCCAATGTTCGGCAAATCTAAGTCAAAGTCATTCACCTGCCAGAACCGCATCACGTCCCACTTCGTAATCCCGGCCTCGGCCAGCACCTTTGCCGTGGGCCAGGCCCGCAGGCGCTGGCTGGCGTTGATGCACGGCGCCGGGAATCCGGGGCGCTTCACAATCTGGCCCGTGGCATGGCGCCGGGTAACGCCGACCAGTTGGGCAATGTCGGCGGTGGTCATGGTGGGTTTCATGGTGTGCCCCTTGTTGCCTTGGCGATGGCGGCGCGGGCCATGTTCGCAGCAATGGTCTTGTGATCGTCCAGGCCGCCCATGTGTTCAACATCATGGAAGCTGGTGCTCATAGCTTGAAGCGCAGCCAGCATGTCGGGCGCGGCGGCGATCAGGCGGGCATCATGCTCGGTTTCAAATATCGCCAGCTTTGTCATAAGGTCACGCATCGGGACTGTTTTAGCAATCCATACGCTACCGTCAGCCGCGTTGATAAACCAGTCCCCGTAGGCTCCCCTTTCAGCACTCCAAGGCCCCGGCGTGTGCTTGGCGGCGCTCATGCAAATCTCCTTATGCCCGCATCTTCCTGGTCCGCGAGCATTGTTGCCACCTGGTCGATTTGCAGAATCGAGGACGATAGCTCGGTACGTGGAACTTCAACAGGGTCGAGCTTGTGATCTGTAAATAGGGCCCCATTCAGTCGTGGCGCCGTTACGGCACAGTGGTAGCCCTTCCAGTCAAACTCGCGCAAGCCACGGACATGGGCCTTGACGGTCGCCCCGGTGATCCTGGTGTGCTCTCTGACAAAGTGGATGATCTTCTTGGGCTTGCCATCAACATTCACAACCGTATCGCGGTCAGAAAAGTAGGCCGAAGTGTGCTCGGGGGCGATTGAGAAGCAGACCCTGTGCCCATCTTTGCGAACGCCAACTGACCATTGATCTCCGCGGGATCCCCACCAGATCAAAAGCTGCCTGAACGTGCAAAGCATGAAGTTCTCATGTTCGGCTTGATCGCGTCCCTCTTTTGCAACTGCAAGGCTTGGCAGACACCATCGTTTGTTGTGTACTGTGTCCGTTGGTGGATCCCCCTTCCGCCTGTTCTTGTGGTGCCTTATCAAATTCGAGAACTGGCGCATTTCATGGGGTATGCGAAGCGAACCGTCCGGCCGAATAACGACCCAGCACCACATCCAAAATGTCTTCGATGGCATTTCGGTTCCGTTTTCGTCCTTCGTAACGTCGAAGCACATGCCGAACTTGAACGCAACTCCTTTTGTTGGCTCAACCTCTGCCGGCAACCTTGGAGACTTGATGGCGTAAATGAACCGGGGCGAAAAGAATCCCGCCCTGTCGCCGCTCTTTGGAATGAACATTGCAGAGGCAATCGATGGGAATGACCCGCCGGCGGTAAGCATTGGGTTTTTGGTTATCTCCAGGCCAAATGGGTTCGGGACGTAAACCCCCAGTTTCTTGATCGCCAAAACCTCCCGACGTTCAAGCCATGACCCCTTCATCTGCGGAATCTGCATTGTGTGGAAAGAGTTTTCCAGTCCCTCAAGCAACGCGGAGAAGCTTTCCATGTCCGGCTGCACCTGTGTCTTCGACTTCGACCGACCGGGTGTTTTGGCAGTTTTGACAGCCTTCACTTCCTTGGCTTTTGGAACAGAGAGGATGGCGTCATCAAATTGTTGGGGCAATGCTGGCTGCTTGTCGTCTTCTTCATACCCGAAGAACTCGATAAGCCACTTGTCCATTTCGGCGCGGAATGCTTGCGTGATGTAGTCGCCGGGGCCCATTTGCATCTTTGGCGTCAGGGTGGTCATTGTTTGTCCTGGTGTTCGCCAGCCATCAGGCCGGCGGGGTTGATCTTGGTGGTTGGTGAATCAGAACGGGATGTCGTCGTCCATGTCATCGAAGCCGCTGCCGGCGGGCGGCGCGGTCGGGCGCGGTGCGGGCTTCGGTGGCGGGGGCCTCGGGGTCGGCGCGGCGGGCGCTGCGGCCTGGCCGCCGCCGGCAAGCTCGATGTCCATCACGCGGCCGACCAGCTTGGTTCCGATGGACCCGTCCGACTTGTTGAAGGTCTGAAGGGCGACATCCTCCAGCGTCACGGACACCATGCCGCCCTTGAGCAGATACGGCGCCAAGGCTTCGGCGCGCTTGCCCCACAGCGATGCGTCAACCCACTGGGTCGGGCGCTTGCCGTCTTCGCCTTTGCGGCCGTAGGTGAAGGCCAGCGACAAGCTGGCGACAGCATCACCGCTGGCGGTGTGCCGAATTTCTGCGTCACGCCCGATGCGTGCAAGTCCAAATGCTTTCATGGTTCTCTTTCGTGGTGGTGGTTAAAACGGGGTGACGCCTTCGAGTTGGCCTTGACGCTGGGCGATCAGGTCCAGCATGGCTTTCTCGTCGCGTTTGACTTCCATCAGGAACTGCATCACGGCCGCCTCATGGGCCTTGATGCGCGCCTCGTCGCGCTCGTATCGCGTGATGAACAGTTGCAGGGGTTCCGGCATCCGCGGGTCGAAACTAACGAAGTCGCAGAATGAGGCGCCGGTGATCCACAGGTTGTGCTCGACCTGGGGAACGTAGAGCGAGGGCAGCTTGTTGCCCATCAGGTAGGACAGGTGGGTCTTGCTCTTGGGAGACTTGGATTCCCAGATGCCGAACTGGCCGTTGTCGTGGATGAAGCCGTCCACGCTGCACCCGGCCGCCACGTTGGGCAGGTAGACGAACCCGGATTCCTGCACCATGCGGTCGGTCGCCATTTCGTAGGCCATGCGGGAATAGGGCTCCTGGGCAGTCCCCCACTCCATGTCCTTGGTGGTGAAGTCAATGCCTTGCACATTGCCGGTGATGCGCTCCAGAACCAGATCCATGCGGTAGTCGGCGCGGGCCGCAGCCTCTCCGGTCTTCACTGTGGCGAAGATCGCTGCGATGGCGGATCCGGTGGCCTTTCCCAGCCGGTCCTTTCGCCATTCATCTGACCCTTGGGCGTGCGGGGAAACGATGTAGCGGCTCATGCTGCACCGCCTTCCAGCACGGCCTTGCGGTCAGCGACAGCGGCCTTGAGGGAGTTCCATGCGTCCACATTGGGGTGGGCCTTGAACGTGGTCTTGGCCTCGTTGTAGACGGCTTGCAGTTCTTCCATGGTGGAAGCGGCGGCGGCCTTCAGGGTGTAGAGGTCAAGGCGGGTGTCGGGTGCGCCGCCGTTCCCATCGTCATCCTCTCCGCCCTCTGCGACGCCAGTGATGGCCTTGAGCGTGTACCTGGACAAATACGTCACTGAGCTGGCGCGAGCCTGGATGGCGTTCTTCGCGCCACCGGCGTCAGGCGGCCCACCCATGGACACGGATTCAGAATGCCCGCCGGTGTGCTCCAGCTTGCAGGTAACTTCGATCCAGTCCTTTTCATCCCTGGTCAGTCGCCACGATGCGCTCAGGCCATGCCGCGACAGGGCCGGCGTCACAGCATCGACCACGGAATGCAGTTCGGCATAGCTCTTGTTCTTCAGCGGGCCGTCTGTGACCTTCTGGTTTTTCAGGATTCGCACTGCCTCAGCCTTGAAGGCTGCGAATGCCACGTTGTAGGCTTTGCGAGCCTCGTTGGCTTCCCATCGCTCCTGTAGTCCCATCAGGCGCTCCATGGCGGCCAGGTCCAGTGTTCCGCCCTGCTGCACCAGTTGATTCACAAGCTGGCCAGGGTTCATGGCGGTGGTCAGCGCCCCCCCAGCGGGACGGGCGGCGGGTGTGATGTCAACGACATCGGTGACTTGTTCCATGACTGCGCTCATGCTGCTGCTCCTTCGATTTGGGTCCACGACTCGACGGCGGCCAGGCGGTGGATTGCATCGCCCATGGTCAAGCCGTACTCCAGAGACACCGCGCGGGCGGCGGCGAAGATCACGTCGGCATCGGACGGATCCATTGAGTGCGGCGGCTCCATCGACACGGGTAGGTCGGCTGCGACAAGCACCGCTGGGTCGAGGTCAGGGTTTGCGTCCACCACCTTGCCGGTGATGCTGCTGTCGGGGCAGGTTTCCTGCTCCGCTCCTGCTTCACGCCAGATTCGGGCACCTTCGGCGATGTCGGCCTCGCGCTGGCGCTCCCACTGCTCTCGCGCAAGCTCCGCAGCCTGCTCAGCTAGCCGCTTCGCCTCGGCCTGCTGTGCAGCCAGCGCAGCCGCTTGCTGAGCTTCGAAGGCTTCGCGTTGGCGGGCCATATCTTCGGCTTGCGCGTCAAGCTTGGCCTGCTCGGCCTCCCGCAGCGCCTTGGCCTTGGCCTCGGCGTCACGCTCGGCTGCGGCCAGTTCCTTACGTTCCTGCTCCAGCCGGATCCGCTCGGCTTCGACCCGGGCGGCGGCGGCTTCCTGCTTGGCGACCGCATCGTGCAGGCCGGCCAAGACTTCCAGCGTCATCAAGCGGCACTGCTCCGCTTCGCCGGCGCGGTCGGCAAAGGTTTCGAGCGTGACTTCCATCGTTTCCAGCGAAGTCACCAGTTCCTTGATGTCAGCGGCCGACTTGCCCACGGCATTGATGGCATGGTTTTTGATCCACGTCGTGGCGTTGTCAATCACCAGCTTCTGGGCGGCTGCAACGCGCTCGCGCTCAGCCTTTTCGGCGGCCTTGCGGTCTTCTTCTGCCTTGATCTGCTCATGGATCGGGGTTTCGATCTCCAGCAGGGCGGCCGTGATCTGGCTGGCGCGGTCGTCCAGTTCCTTCTTGATGGCGTTCAAGGGCTCTTTCGTGGCCTTGAGCACCTTGTCCACGGCATAGCGCGGGCCGCGAATTTCGAGGCGCGCAGCCTTTGCGGCGGCCATGCCGGCGGTGGTGCCCACGTCATAGATGACGTTTCCGAAGCGGGCCTTCAGGTCAGCCAGGCCGGCCGCCACGGCGTCAAACTCCACCAGCGCAGACTGCACCAGCGCAATGCTGGTTTGCTGGATGGCGGCGGGTTCCTCGCGCACTTCAGGCGCATCAAGCATTTCGATTTCCATGGTTTCCTCGTTCAGTGAAAGATTCGGTAGGCCATCGATGCGGAGGCCACGATGGCGATGGCGACCAGGACAAGTACGCCCCGGTCCACCAACTCATTGATCCAGTCCCACGGCCCGCCGGTTGGCATGGAATGGCAGCGTTGATCGGTGCAAGGCTTGCGGCCCTGGTGACATTGGTGTGACTGGCAGTTCATTTGAAATACTCCATGACAAACAACACCCCCATGAACGCCGACGCACAGATGCACGACCACATCACCAGCTTGTCGCCACGATCCATGGGGCGCTCGATGGCGCAGCCGTACTCGGCGGTATTCGGAAATGCTTCCATCGTTGACCTTGGGTACTTGCGCGTGTTCATGAATGCTTCTCCACCACACGCATTCCGCGATCTACGCCGGCCTGGGTGCGCTTGATGATCGATTGCCCGACGTGAAACTTTTTGCAGTGCGGGCACTTGTAGGCGGATATGGCTTTGTCCTTCGACCGCGCTCCCTTGGCGGCAATGCCGACGGCAAGCCGGTAGCTGTCGAAACCTTTCTTCCCTTGGCATTGCGCCTCTGGGGTGCTCGGCGGGGTGGAGCTTTTCACGCCAGGCCCCACATCGCCGGGTTGTGGCGGATCTGGATGTCCAGCGCCTGCTCGGCCTGACGCTGGCCGTACCGGTCGGCAAGCTTGTCCTGGTGCATGGCCGCGTCGATTGCCTTGCATTGATCCTCCGTGAGCCCTTCCGAGCCCTGGCGATCCGGCTTGGTCCGGCGCGCTGGCGGCGGGTGTTTTTTCATCTGCGTGCTCCTGTTGTTGATCGGAAGTTAATTTAACCATAGTTTCATCACGGTTGTAAACCAAAGATGAAAAAATAGTTGAAAAAAACCTTCCGTCGCACGCCGACTGAACCACGGTGAAGCCGTGGTTACACTGCGCAGAGGGGTGGAGAATGAAAAAGTACAAACATCACGCGGCATCGGCCACGGTGAGGTCGATCTGCGAAGGGGTGGCCGAAGTGGTCTTTTGCGGGCCGCTGACGACGCCAGCATTCCGGGCGCTGCGCGAGTGCGCCATCAAAGAGGTCGGCCCACACCGGGCGGCCGTCATCAGGATTGATTCGGCCTTGCTGGCAATGGGCGAGATTCGCCCGCGCTCACCAACAGAGCACCCGCCCGGGCGCGCTGGCGCGGCGCTGGTTGTGCGCGAGGATCAGTACGATGCGGCCTGGGCCTACGCCGCCCTGGCGGCCGAGTTCGGCATCACGATATGCGTGTTCTTGAGCTCGTCGGAGCACTCGATGGCGCTGGCTCTGGACTGGGCCCGCCGACAGGCCGCTCTTGCAGGATTCGCAGGATAGCTTCACTGGCCGCTGTGTTCGCCCGGGCGCGGATGATCCGGTCGTCCGGCAACAGGTCAAACAGGCGGCCCAGTTCGATTGCCATCGGACTTAGCCCGGCGTGCTCCGGTTGTGCCTTCTGAGGCGCCTGCTTTTCCGCGTCCAGCATCGACCCCTTGCCGGCCGCCAGCCAACTGGGATTGACGCCAAGAAACGCGGCCGCGGCTGCGTTGTTCGCGGCGCTGAATGACGACGACCCCCCATCGAGCACCTTCTTGACGCCCTGGTAGGACAGGCCGAGCGCCCTGGCCATGGCGGCGGTCTTCACGCCCGCATGGCCATCGCGGCGGTGAGTCGTTCGGCGTAGCTAGTCATCACCAGGTAATTCTGCAACGGCTTAAACATACTATTGTTCACCTTGGTGGAACTATGGTTTAATCACGGAATGCGAAAACAAGATGCCATTCAACTTTTAGGTGGAACCACCAAGGATGCGGCGGCGGTTCTCGGCGTGACTTTTCAGGCGGTGTCGAAGTGGCCGGACCAATTGCCCGATCGAATTGCCGACCGCGTTCGCGGTGCGGCCGTTCGGGCGAAGGAATCCAGCACCAAGCGCCGCCAGGCCCGCAAACAACGGGGCTGATGTGTCCATCCCGCTCCAGGACCACCGCACCAAGATCACGCCTGAAACCGAGGCGGTTCTTGAAGCGGTGTCCAAGGCAACCGGGCGCGACATATCCGCGATCACGCGCGATGTGCTTCATGCCTGGGCGATCAAAGAGATCCATGCATCCAATGTGCTCCAACAGATTCTGGCGCGCGAGGGATTGAGAGCGGCATTCGAGGGAATCAAATGGAGCGCCAATCGGGCGACTGGAAATGAGTAAGTCAATTCCGAAGTGGAGAGACGGCACCATCAAGTCGATGAACACGCCGTTCAACTGGCGATTCACCATCCTCAAGCCAGAGGATCACCTGCAAGTCAGCCCGTTCGCCGCCGAGCCGACGAACTGCACGCCGGCATTCAACCGCTGGCGGGCGCTGATGAAGTCGGGAGAGACAAACAAGGACTGGCCATCGTTCCGCGACGAGTTCAATGCACGGCCGACTCAATCCAGGCGGAAGAAGAAGGCCGGTCTGATGGAACCCATTCCGAAGGCATACCACCTGCACAGCCTGAGCGGGTCCAAGGCGGTGGTCGAAGAACGCGAACGGGTGAAGCGGGCGAAGCTGATCGGGAAGCCCAACCACGCAAGGAGCCAGTGATGGATCGTCCGGCTCCCATGACTCCTCCCGACTGCGACCTATCTGATTTTGCATTCATGCCGCTAGACGTTGCGCGTCTGCGTGATTCTGAACTGGCATCAAACGAAACGCCTGAATCCTGCTGGGCCGCCGTGCTGCTGTGGGCTGCATCGTGGCACCAGATCCCGGCCGCATCCATCCCCAACGATGACAAGTGGATCGCAAAGCAGGCCGGTTACGCACTGCGCGGAAAGATTGACAAGGCTTGGGCTGATGTCCGGCCCGGCGCCATGCGTGGCTGGGTGGAGTGCAGCGATGGCCGCCTGTATCACTCAGTTGTTGCCGAGAAGGCCCTTGAAGCTTGGAAGTCAAAGACCGAACAACGGTACAGGACAGAGGTTTCCCGGGTGAAAAAGCACAACCAGAGACACGGGACAAAGCACACCACGCCTGATTTTGTTACATGGGTGTCCCTTGGTCGTCCCCATGGACATTACCTGTCTGTCCCTGGGGACAACAACGAAAAGACAGTGGACACCATAGGTGACAAGCCCTCCAAGGGACAGGGAGAGGGACAGGGACAGGGACAGGGAGACTATTCAGTTACTAACGTAACTGGCGGCGATGCCGCCAAGACGCCCGAACAATTGACCAAGGACGAACTTTGGTCAGCCGGGAAGTCCCTGCTGATCGCTGCCGGGATGCCGCCGAAGCAATGCGGAAGCTTTGTCGGAAAGCTGTGCAAGGACTATGGCGATCCGATAGTGATCGACGCCGTGAGGACGGCCGTCGTCACCCGTCCAGCCGACCCAGCCGAATACCTGAAAGCCCTGTGCATGGCCGCCAAAGGCCAGCGCCTTCCGGCGAACAAGCAGGAGGCTCTGGAGAGGCGAAACGGAGCCATTGCCGGCGAGTGGGCCGCCGCCCAACAGACCCAAGGAGAAGCGTATGAAACCCAGTGATTCGGGCGCTTTCGCCCAACTGCTGACCGATGTGATGGCGACCTATCGACAGGACGTTTCGAGGTTCATCCTCGATGTTTGGTGGTCGGCCTGCCAGCCGTTCAGCATGGAACAGTTCCGCAAGGCTGTGAACGCCCACCTGACCGACGCCGACCGAGGGCAGTTTGCGCCAAAGATTGCGGACATCGTTCGCATCCTGGCGGGCACGCGCACCGAGCGGTCCATGCTGGCCTGGGGAAAGTTGCAAGAGGCGATGGGCAGCGTGGGGGCGTACACCGATGTCGTGTTCGATGACCCAGCCATTCACGCGACGGTCGAGGATCTTGGCGGATGGCCAAAGGTTTGCCGACATCCTTCTGAGGAATTGGGCTACCTGCAACACCGGTTCTGCGAGGGGTACAAAGCCTACACCGGGCGCGACAAGTTCGAGTACCCGCGCCGTCTGATGGGTGATCGAAGCCCGGACCATGAGTACCAAGCCAAGGGATTGCCGCTTCCAAAACCCGTTTTGATCGGTGATGCGACTCAGGCGAAAGCAGTGTTCCTGTCCGGGAATGTGGCTGGGAAAACGTCCATCACCTACCTGGCGGCTACGGCCGCTACCAACCTTCTGGAGGCCGCATGAGCCACGACCACGAAATCACCCGCGCCGAGGCGAACGCGATCCTGTCGGCCGTGGCTGCCGGTGCGCAGTGCAGCGATGAGCTTGTCACCCACTGCCTGCGCATCACCGGGGATCTGGTCAGCACCCGGCTGGTCTGGAGCAGCGACTTCCTGGTGCGCTGGTGGTGATCGATGACGCCTTCGATGTGCAGGTTCGGCACCTTGCCGGCCTGGCAATGACGCCTGGGTGGTGGGCCTATGCCCAGCAGCGGGCAATCGAAATGGAGGCGGACGAGTCGGGGGTGTGGACCGGCATCCGTGCCGAGGTCGGCAAGCTGGTCAAGGCCGCCGGGTACAAGCCGCGGCCGGACGAGCTCGGAACATGGTGGGAAATCAAGAGCGAGGCCGAGATAGATGCAGAGCGGGCGGCGGCTCAAAAACACAAGAGGAAATTCAGGTGAGCGAAAAAATCGTCATCGGCATCGACCCGGGCGTGAATACCGGCGTGGCCGTGTTTTGCAATTGGGTACTTTACAGCTTGCTCACCCTTGAGCCTGTCGAGATTACAGACTTCATCCTGGACAGTGCTGCAAACCGGATCGTGTTCGAGGATTCACGCCTGACAAGCCCGGTTTGGGGGCGTGGTGTTAACACCAAAGCCGCGGCAAAGATTGCGCGTAACGTGGGCCAGGTGGACGCCCTATGCGGGTTGATTGTGGCCGCGTGCGGAAAGGCCGGGATCGTTGCCCACGGCATCAGCCCGAAGGGCAAAGGCAAGAAGCTGAACGCCGAACAGTTCAAGGCCGCCACCGGCTGGACGGGCGCCAGCAACGAGCACACCCGCGACGCTGCGATGGTGGCGTGGCCGTACCGGGGGGCGGCATGACCCAGTTCCTCATGGCCCTGTTCGGCCTGACATCCATGGCCTTCGCCCTGAGCAACGGCCCGCGCCGGCGCGCCTGGGCGCCGATGATCGGGCTGTTCGGACAGCCCTTCTGGGCCCATTTCGCCTACACCGCCGGTGGCTGGGGCATGGGCATCCTGGTGGCCGCCTACACCGTGGTCTACATCCGGGCCATCTGCGTGAACAACCGGACCCGGCCATGAGCGATCGCCAGTTGATCCCCCTCTGGGAGCCTGTGCAGGCCCACCGGGCAATCTGGGAGGCATGGCAGCGGATCAAGGCGCTGCTGATGGCCGGGAACCGGCTGATCCTCGAAGTCCGCATGGACACGCGAAGCCTGGCACAGAACCGGATCATGTGGTCGTGCCTGCGCGACCTGAGCCGCCAAGTGACGTGGTTCGGCAAGAAGCTGACCGAAGACGGCTGGAAGGACTTCATCACCGGCCACCTTCACGGGCAGGAACTGGTGCCCAACATGGACGGCACCGGCTTCATCAGCATCGGCCTGGGCCGGTCCACCAGCAACATGACCATCAAGGAAATGACGGCGGTGATTGACCTGTGCCATGCGTTCGGCGCCAACCAAGGCGTCCAGTGGTCCCGGACATCGCTGGGCAGGCAGGAATACGAGGTTGACCCGGAAACGGGCGAGATTGTTTAACCAAGGAGCGATAGATGAGCGAAGCAGTCAAAGAGAGAGAGAAATTCCCGGTTGGCACACTGACCCAGCCGGGCGGGACGATGACATCTGAAGGATTTATCCCGCACTGCCTGAAAGATGGCGTATTTATGCCGGTGGCGCTGGTGTTTCCGAAAGACCGAGCCGCCGACTTTGTGAAAAGTTACGCGGACCCGCACAAACACCCGGTTTCGGCTGAACTGATGTATGTCCAGCCGGACGGCCGGCACGTCACAGTCTGACGATAAGGCGCACGACCATGAGGCGAGCCGGATTCAAGCGCCGAAACTCCGCTCCAGTGGCGGATATGGGAAATCCCATAGCCGAGCGCAGAACACCCGCCATCACGCCCGGTTCGTTCCGCCTGCCGACAACCGTGCTAGGCCATTGCGCGACCGTGCCCAAGGATGAGCCAGTGCGCAGCGAGCCATACCGGCGCCTTGTGGCCGCGCTGCCGTGCAAGGTCTGCGGGATCGTTGGCTACAGCCAGGCCGCCCATCCGAACACCGGCAAAGGTGGCGGCCTGAAGACTGACGACCGGATGTGCTTCCCGCTTTGCTGTGACCGGCCGGGGGTGCAGGGATGCCACAGCTTGTTCGACCAGCACGCCCTCTACTCGCGCGCCGCCCGCCGCGCCATCGAGCCAGCCTGGGGTGCTGACACCCGGCGCCAGATCATCACCATGGGCCTGTGGCCATCGAAGTTGGAACGACTGGAGGATAAATGAAGGCAAGCTGGGTGGCGAAGGTCAGGGTTCCCGACCGTTCGGAGTTCTGGGTCGGCAACTTCAATGCCAACGGCCGCACCGAGGCCAAGCGCGCCGCGCGCCTGTTCGTGAGCGGAATCCTGCCACTGGACACAAAGATCATCTGTATCGCACCGGGCCGGGTCGATTTGGTGCTTGGTGGGCCTGTCGTGCCCATGGAGGACTGATCGGTGGCGTATGGATGCTACAACCGAGGCCCATTCCAGCAATCCAGCTACGTCCAGGACGGCTGGCGGATCCGCGGCGAGAAAGGGACGCGAGAGCCCGTCATGGTGTTCGTTGAGAACCGCATGAGCCAAGAGTGCCAGTACACCAAGGACGACCGGTACGACGACCAGCAATGTGTCGGATGCAGTCACCACATCACCAAAGCAGGAGCCACCCATGAGAAAGTCTGACGCCCGCCCGCAAGTGCTGCACGCCGCCAAGATGCTGACCGAAGGACCGAAGGGTGGCGCCAGCTACGCCGACATCCGCGAAGTCACCGGCCTGAGCCTGGGCATCATCAAAGACCACGCCCAGCGCATGAGGGACCGGGGGGAACTGATCTGGGTGTCCGACGGCTTCTACCGCTACCCGGCACCACCGCGCGACCACTGCCCCGTCTACATCAACGTACTGCCCGATGGAAGGCACCGGATTCAGTGCGGGAATCGCCAGATCACGATCACCCAGGGATCGGCCCGGCTGCTGAAGATGGCCTTCGGGAATCATGGACACATCGGGAAGAACGACAGAGTAGAGGTTGATGACGAGGTTTTCATCAGCGTGCTCCTCGACGGCTCCATGAAAGTGGAGTGCGGAGATCAGTTGCTGGAGCTGTCGTCGATCGAAGCCAGGAACCTTCGGGCTGCCATCGGCTGAACAATGGTGGAAATAAATTAAACAATAGTTGAATCTTTCAGAAAAAAGGCGCATACTCCGATGCAATGGATGCGCGAGAGGAAAAAAGGCCAAACGCGCAGGCAGATCCCGGAGTGAAGTCCGGGACTCGCCGGGTGTCTTGACTGCATTCTGCGGCCCGCCAGCAAGCCAGAGAACAGCGAAAACCTTTGAACCTGAAACACAACTGGAGTTTTATTTATGACCACGAGAATTTCCAAAGGCCGTGACGGCTGGCAAGCTGAAACACAGATTGACCTGGGCATCAAGGACCGCGTGCTGATCGTCAGCAGCCACAAAACGGCCGGCGGTGTGGTGACGACCTCGACGGTGAACACGAAGAAAGATGGCTTCCTGTCGTGGGATCTGTTTGGCGACTTCCGCAGGCGCACCATGTTCAATGGTGCGCGCTGTACCGAGAAAGTTATCCGTGAACTGCACCAGCAGGCGCTCGATGCCTTGGAGCAGATCAAGGCCGATGCCGCCGCCTTCTACGAGAAGAAGGACGCCAAGGAAGGGGCGCCAGCATGACCGACCACACCACCATACCCCGCTCGCTGCTGGAGCAGGCACTGAATGCCCTACTGCTTCCATGCGACCGCTGGAACAAGCATCAATTCAAGATCGTTACCGCAGCAGCTAACGCCATTCGCGCCGAACTGGCGAAGCCTTCAGCCACCCCGGCATGGCACGACGCGCCGACTGAGCCGGGCATATGGCTTTGCGACGAAGGCGGTCCAGACTGCTACACCTGGACTGCGCACAACATCGTGTTACTAAATGATCCGGCGCTGAAAGACGATGAATGCCGGTGGTATGGCCCGATCCCGCAGGACGGCGCCAAGGCGCAAGGCGGTGCCGCATGATTAACACTACAGACTTACCCGCATTCCCACGAGACCATGCTAACGATGGTCACAACGGCATGACCCTGCGCGACTACTTCGCAGCAAAAGCGATGCAAGCGCTGATTCCAATTCACAGAGCCGAACCAGACTTCGACATGATGAAGTCTGCGTATCGCTATGCGGACGCAATGCTGAAAGCGAGGGAATCATGATCAATCAAGGAGTGACAGCACCCGACAGAGAAGCGTTTGAGGAGTGGTTCAACGCCTTCAATATTAAAGAGATGCCCGAATACCAAACAATCCGCGATTTTAGCTTTGCCGCCTGGCAAGCCGCCACCGCAGCAGAGCGGGAGCGGTGCGCGAAGGTGTGCGATGCCATCGCTGAAGATAAATGGGCGCTCTACAAAGGGCGCGCACCGTACACCGGCAAAGAACCGGGACGCGCATCCGATCACACTCAAGGCCAAAGCGATGGTGCGGATCAGTGCGCTGGCGCAATCAGGAAGGGTGAATGATGACACCAGATGAACTCAAACAAGACCTTACAGATGCAGGCTGGCGAATCAGTCCCAACACCATCCGGCGTGACGATGTTCAATGGTACGCATGGCTCCCTTTAACGAACGCTGGACGCGCAGAGCTTGCAAACTGCACCAGTAACGAAAAGCCGCCAGCGATTTGTATTGAGCCGCATGAATTCGATCATGGGAGTATGGCGCATCGTTCGGTTGAATTCATTATTCGCGGGGCCGTGGGTGAAGATGGTAAGCACTGGCTTGATCTGCGCGTGTACTCTGTGCCAATGGATGAGTGCATGGACACGATACCGGCTGCGGTGAAATTGTTGGGTGCCGCGTGGAATGCTGCGGCAGGAACGCCATGCTAACCGCCACCGAAGCTGCCGCGCTGATTGCCGCGATCAAGAAAACCAATACCGGCCGGCAGGCCAGTCTGTTTTAGGAGAACGCCATGCAATCCAATAGCTACCCGGAGGCCAAGCAATGAGAGCCGGCTGGAAGACCAGGATGGACGAGCGCCTGTACTTCGAGGCGAAGCTGGCGGAGCGCCAGCCGAAACCGAAACCAAAAAGAGCGAAGCCGACAAAAACGGAGGCGGCGCTTCGGGAAATTGCCTTGAGCCTGGATAATATTATTGACACCCAGAGTTTCTATGCTCAAAAAATAGTCAATGAGCTACAGGAGCATAACAACCGGCCGCCGGATGTGTCGGCTTCAATAAATTCTCTCGGCAAAGACCTTCGAGTGCTTTTCAACACGATCGAACAAAATCTGATCGCCATCTATGGCGCCATGCCGCCAGAACAAAGGGACAAGGACATCAGGATCATGCGTGATGCGCTGGTATCGATGAGCCAAGGGCTTCCGACGCACAGGGATCTGCAACTGGCAGCGGAGCGCGCCAAGGGTTAGCAAATCCCTCGCGCGGGTTTGAATGATGCACCTGTAGTAGCCATCATCCCGGCGCATGAGCGCCAAAAAACCTACCCAGAAGAAGAAACCCGCCCCAAAGAAGCGGGTTTCGCCGTTGCGGATCGACGGTTTGCTGCCGAAACAGGCTGCATTCGTGACGGAATACCTTTTGTGCGGAAATGCCACGAAAGCCGCGCTGGCTGCGGGTTACAGCCCGAAAACGGCCCATGTGATCGGGGCTGAAAACTTAAAAAAACCTGCAATCGCTGCGGTTCTGGGTCAAAAGACCATGGAAATCGCTGCGCGACAGGATGAGCGCCTGGCCGCGATGGAGCTCACCATCGAGCGAGTTCGCCGGGAAACGGCCAGAATCGCGTTCTTTGACCCACGCAAGATGTTCGCCCCGGATGGCCGGCCACTGGCCATCACCGAGCTTGACGACGACACCGCGGCCGTCATCACTGGCCTGGACGTGCTGGAGGAATACGAGGGATCCGGCCAGGACCGCGTGCTGGTCGGCCACGTCAAGAAGTACAAGATCGCCGACAAGAACACGGCGCTGGACCGGGCGGCAAAGATCCTCAAGATGTACGACGACCCGAAGGACGGCCCGAAGGACACCCTGGCCAGCCTGCTGCTGGGCATCGCGCAGGGCAACAGTTCCGGCTTGTCCATCGTGGCCGTTGACCCAGAGCGCAAGGCCCGCCCGTGACGAAAGTGACCGAGATCGACCAGCTTGTGCCGTTGCCGACTGACGAGGCAACGCTGAAGAAGTGCCTGAGCGACCCGGTTTGGCGCGTCACGTCCGGCTGCCTATACAAGATCACAACGAAGGGCGACGACGGCCGGCCCGACCTGGTGCAGCGGTTCAAGCCGAACCGGGCCCAGCGCCGCTTCCTGGCCCGCCTGTGGAACCGGAATGTGATCCTCAAGGCCCGCCAGCTTGGATTCACGACCCTGATCGCCATCCTATGGCTCGACCATGCGCTGTGGAATGCGAACCAGCGTTGCGGCATCATCGCCCAGGACCGCGAGGCGGCAGAAACCATCTTCCGCGACAAGGTGAAGTTTGCCTACGACAACTTGCCGCCCGAGATCAAAGACACCTTCCCGCTGGCCAGGGACAGCGCCAGTGAGCTTCTGTTCAAGCACAACAACAGCAGCGTCCGTGTGGCCACATCGATGCGGTCTGGGACCATCCAGCGCCTGCACGTCAGCGAATACGGCAAGATTTGCGCCAAGTTCAAGGACAAGGCCATCGAGATCATGACCGGCTCCATCCCGGCCGTGCCCACGAATGGCATTCTGGTGATCGAGAGCACCGCCGAAGGACGAGAAGGCGAGTTCTACGACATCAGCCAGCGTGCCCAGGCGCTCGACCAGCAAGGCGCCGACCTGTCGGTGAAGGATTACAGATTCCACTTCTTCGCATGGTGGCAGGAGCCGCACTACCGCCTACCGCGAGGCGCTGTCGGGCTGACCAAAGAGGATGACGAGTATTTCGACCAGATCGAGGCCGTCATGGGCTGCACCATCGACGTGGAGCAGCGCACCTGGTACGTGGCCACGCGCGACAGCGAGTTCGCCGGCTCCGAGGACAAGATGTGGCAGGAGTACCCGTCAACGCCTGACGAGGCGTTCAAGGTGTCCACGGCCGGCAACTACTACGCCAAAGACCTTGTTCTGCTGCGCAAGCGCGGCGGCATCACCCGCGTGCCCACGCTGGATCTGCCTGTGAACACCTTCTGGGACATCGGGAACACCGACGGCTGCGCCATCTGGTTTCACCAAGATGTCAAGGGCGAGGATCGGTTCATCGGCTACTACGAGGCCCATGACGAGAACCTGAAGCACTACGTGAAGGAGCTTTCGGACACCGGCTACCTGTGGGGAAAGCACTTCCTACCCCACGACGCGAACCACCGGCGCCTATCCGACACGAACAAGTCCACCCGCGACATGCTGGTGGATCTGGGCCTGCGCAACATCGTGATCGTTCCCCAGATCACCGACCTGATGACCGGCATCCTGATGGTACGAAAGCACCTGAAGGGCTGCTACTTCGATGAGGTCGGCACCCGCAAGGGAATCGCCCGACTGGAAGGCTACAAGAAGCGGTTCAGCCGCACCGAGAACCGATTCGTTGACGAGCCGGACAAGTCCAACGGCTGCAGCGAAGGCGCCGATGCCCTTCGTCAGTTCGCCCAGGCCAAGGAGCGCGGGCTTCTGACCCACGCAAGCCGATCCACCACCCACAACACCCGAGCCCCCGACTGGCGCCTGTAAGGAAACATCATGATGCTGAACAACTCCATGCTGGCCGAAGAAGCCGCAGCGCCCGTATCCACCGAGGCCGAGGACAAGGACGCCATCACGCTGGCGAAATTCACGTCGGCCATCGTGGAGATCGAGCAGCAGCCGGCCTGGCGCGGCAAGGCCGACCGGGAAATGGACTACCTGGACGGGAACCAACTGGATTCCGAGATTCTGCAGGCCCAGCGCGCCATCGGGATGCCGCCGGCCATCGAGAACGTCATCGGGCCGGCCATTTCCGCGGTGACTGGCATGGAAGTCAAGATGCGCAAGGACTGGCGCGTGGTGCCCGACACCAAGACCGGCGGCGACGACGTGGCCGAGGCGCTGTCGTTCAAGCTGAACCAGGCCGAGCGCCACAGCAAGGCCGACCGCGCGTGCTCCGAGGCGTACCGGCACCAGGTCAGTGTCGGTCTGGGCTGGGTGGAGGTCGCGCGCGAGTCCAACCCGTTCAAGTACCCGTACCGGACCACGTTCATCCACCGAAACGAAATCTGGTGGGACTGGTTGGACACCGAGCCCGAGCTCGAAAAAGCCCGCTACCTGGTGCGCCGCCGCTGGACCGACATGGAACAGGCCGTGCTGATGTTCCCGGACAAGGCAGACCTGATCCGCCATTCGTCCAAGGGCTGGCAGGGCATCGACTTCGGAGTTGGGAGCCTTGACGGCGGCGCAAGCACCGACCTGGCGCGCTCCTACACCGACGAGCGCGGCTGGAGCATCGAGGAAATGCAATGGCGCGACATCGAGAACAACCGGGTGTGTCTGTTCGAGGTCTGGTATCGGGTCTGGGTGCGGACCTTGGTCATGAAGATGCCCGACGGCCGGGTGATCGAGGTTGACCAGAGCAACGAGGCGCACCAGTTGGCGCTGGCCATGGGAGCCGGAAAGCCGTCCTGGGTCGTGCTGCCCAAGATGCGGACATCGATGTGGCTGGGCCCGCACCGCCTGGCCGACGGCCCGACGCCATACCCGCATCAGAAGTTCCCCTACGTGGCTTTCTGGGGAATGCGCGAGGACCGCACCATGGTGCCCTACGGCCTGATCCGGGGCATGATGTACCAGCAGGACAGCATCAACGCGACCACCGGGAAAATCCGCTGGGGCCTGTCATCCGTCCGAACCATCCGCACTGCGGGCGCCTACGCCGGCACTGACGAGCAATTCCGTCAGCAGGTGGCCCGCGTGGATGCCGACATCGTGCTGGATGCCGACGCGATGAGCCAGCCGGGCGCCAAGTTCGAGGTCGAGCGCGACTTCAACCTCTCCGAACAGCAGTACAAGATGCTTGGCGACGCGCGAACGGCCATCGAGCGCACATCTGGCATCACCCCGAGCTTCCAAGGCCAGCGCGGCACCGCGACCAGCGGCATTCAGGAATCCACCCAGGTCGAGCAGTCGGTGCAGGCCCTGGCCGACATCAATGACAACTTCGACGCCGCGCGCACCCAGGTCGGCGACTTGCTGATGTCGTTGATCGTGGAGGATATGATCGGCGTTGAGGAAACCGTGCTGATCGACGGCATGGGACTGAAGCCGGACAAGGCTGTGACGCTGAACGCGCCGGTGATCGACCAGGAAACCGGCATCAAGATGCTGGACAACGACGTGGAGCGCACCAAGCTGAAGGTGACGCTGGAGGATGTGCCGAGCACGCCATCGTTCCAGGCGCAGCAACTGGGCGCGCTGTCCGAGGCGTTCAAGAGCATGGGCCAGCAGTACCAGCCGGTCGTGCTGCCGCACCTGTTGAGTCTGATGAACATCCCGAACAAGGCCGCCATCATCGAGGGCGTGAAGATTGCCGCCCAGCAGCAGAGCGAAGAACAGATCCAGCAGCGCATCAAGGATGCCGTGGTGGCCGCCGGACTGGAGATCAAGGACCGGGAGCTTGCGCTGAAGTACCCGGCCGGTTCGAGCGAGGCCAAGGACGCGCTGATCCGCGCCCAGGCCGTGGAGGTCGGCGTCAAGGCCGCCTTCGCCGCCATCCAGACCGCCGGCGCCATCGTGCAGACACCGCAAATCTCGCCGGTGGCCGACGAAGTGATGCGACTGGCCGGCTACCAGACCCCGAACCCGGTCGGCGTGGACCCGAACTACCCGATGCCCGGCCAATCCATGCCAGCGGTCGATCCGGCGCTGGCCGGCGACTTCATTGATGGCGTGCCACCGGTGCAGCAGAACACCAGCCCGGCACTGCCGCCGGTGCCCCAGCAACCCGGATCCCCGATGCAAGGCATCGAAACCCAGCGCCAGGATAGCGCGCCCACCAACCAAGAAGGACAACCATGAGCAAACCCACCGAGCAGGAGATTGCAGCCGTCAGCACCGCCCCGCGCGTGACGCAGGCCGACATCGAGGCGAACATCGTCAGCGAGCACTATTTCACGGCGGCGAACGGCGTGATTGGGGCCAACTTCGATAACACGCCCCCTGACGCTGACTACGTTGACACCAGGGTATGCCTTCCTTTGTGTCTGCTGTCCTTCTGTGTCCTTGTGTTGCGCAACGGATTCACCGTCACCGGCGAGTCGGCCTGCGCCAGCCACGAGAACTTCGACCCCGAGATTGGCCGCCGCGTGGCGCGCGCCAATGCCGTGCAGAAGATGTGGCCGCTGATGGGCTATGCGCTCAAGCAGGATCTGCACCAAGCAACCTAATCCCCCGCGCAGGGTTTGTTTAATCAGCGAACCAAACCATCATCCAACAGACTGGAGAACATCATGGCCACATTCCTTATTGCCGAATACGAAGACCTGCCGCTAGGGAAAGGCAGCCAAGAGCGTCCATTTGCCCCGCTTGTCCCGCTTGTGAGTCAAGCCCCGATCACCATCGGAGCGGCCAGCGTGCAGAGCGCCGCATTCAATCAAAAAACAAGGTACGTCAGGTTCAGCGCAGGCGCAGTTGTTTGTCTTGCGGGTGGAGCAAACCCGACTGCAACGGTATCCAGCGTCACAAGAATGCCGGCTGATGGCGTTGAGTATTTCCAGGTCAATCCAGGCGACAAGGTTGCTGTAATCGCCGGGTAAACTAGATGTTCGGCGCATTCAAAAAATTCGGCAAGCTCGGCGCGCTGGCGTCCAGCGTCGCCCGCGCCTGGTCCCCCATCGCCCTGTGGCCCGATGGCGTCAACAGCCCTGGCATGTGGATCAGCCCGAGCACCCTGCCAGCATCATTCAACGACTACACCGGCACCACGCCGGTTGCTGTGCCGGGCACGGTGGCGGACACCAGCAACCCGGTCGGGCTGGCGCTGGACATTCGGGCGGGTGCGACAGCGTTGACGGACCCCGGCAACCACCTGCTCCAAGCCACCAGCACCGCGAGGCCGCTGGAGTCGGCGCGGGTGAATTTGATGAGATATACGGAGGACTTCAGTGGCCCTTATTGGGTCAAGGATGGTGCAACCCTCACAGGGACAAACATAATCTCTGAGACTGTTGACAACGCTCCGCACCGGATTTACCAGGACGCTTACATGGTGGTCGGTGTGAAATACGAATATCGAGTTAGGTTAAAGGCTGGAACTTCCAAGTACGGGTATGTTTATGCGTCGATAAGCGGCGGCCAAAGCACAATCAATCTTGAAACGGGTGTTATTTTCAGCGGTTCTGGAACAAGCACGGCACACGCAGATGGCAGCTATACCATAACGTTGTCGGGGACGTATTCATCCTACAACATCATTCTAATCGGCCTCGCAAACGCCAGCGGCGACATGGTTTTCGTAGGAAACCCGGCAAACAATCTTCAAGTCATTTCTGTGGACCTTCGCGTAGCCGATGGTGGGGCTAGCATCCCGCTCTACCAAGCAGTCCCCGGCGACGGCAGCACTTATACCTCCACCGGCTTCCCGTACTACGAGAAGTTCGACGGCACCGACGACGGCATGGCCACCGCCACCTTTGCCGCTGGCACGCTGAGCAACAACATGGATTGCCTGATCGCGGTGAGGCGGGATTCGGCTGGGAATGCGGTCTGCGGACTTTACGAGTCCGTTGCCGAGGCGAACAAGGTGTTTGGCATCGCTGAGTCTGGATCGGGTTCAGGCTGCGTCGGATCAGGTGCGGGCACCCCGACCGTCTGGGTCGATGGCGTGCAACTGACAGGCGGCACGTCGGTGACACGCGGCACGTTGTACACGGCGCTGTCGGCGGGCGACTGGCACATCCTCGAACTGCGCGGGCTGGACTTGTCCACATGGACCGCAGCAGGTGCTGGCCTGTATACCAGCTATGTGCTCAACGGCGCCCAAGGCGGCATCCTCCTGTTCCCATCGTCCACCTCGACCGCCGACCGCGATGCCGCTCGGACATGGCTCGGGGCCAAAGTGGGGTTGACGCTATGAAACACCGCACCTTCATCGTCCCTGCCGCTGCCGTTGGCATGGCCCGTGCCATGTGTGTCGGCCTCGCTGGCCCGGCGGGCGACGGCATGTTCATCACTGAGCTGTCGGCTACCGGCGCATCACCGGCCACGCACTTCGTCAGCAGCGGCCCGATCAGCGACGACATGGCCGCGCTGCTGCCGCTGACCACGGTGACGCAGGACGCGGACGGAAACGCCATCGTCAGCACCGCGCCGGGTGATCCGGCCTATGTGGTCGAGCTGGCCGCACAGGCGGGCATCACGGTGACGGTGGAGCAGGTCACGGGCCTGCTGGCCAGCGTGGATGTGTCCGATCAGGCACCGTTTGATGCGATGGCCCGGCTGGGCTTGAAGCTGGTGCAGAGGCCGCTGCCATGACGCCGTACCACTGGTTCGCTGCCTTCGTGGCCGTCAACGTGCTGGACGCTGGCTTGACGCTGTACGCGCTGCGCCAGGGTGCCTCGGAGGTCAATCCTCTGATGAAGGCGGCCATGCGCCTGGTGCCTGCGCCGGTCGCGCTGCTGATCGTCAAGGGCGCGTATGTGGTCGCCGTCGGCGTGATGCTGGCCGAGGTTGCTCCGTGGTTGCCATGGCTGACTGCGTTTTTTGCGTTGATCTGTTGCTGGAATGTTTTCCAGATTCTGAAGATGCGAAAGACATAGCAACTGGAATCCCCCGCGTGGGATTTGATTAGACGAACAACCGCCATACAAACGGGGCGCAACGCTGTGAAGCGTGGCAAGTCCCGCAGATGGATGGATAAGGGGCTACGGCCCCTTTCCTTTTATCGGCGATCTACCCAAACCCGCGGCCACGGCGATATGTGGCAGGGAAGACTCCGATGGACGTTTTTGAAAAGTTCTACCTTGACCATCAGGACGCCGACGGCAACCTGACGGATGCGCAGACGGCCCAGATGCTACTTCTGGACCCGTCCCAGGGCGATACCGGCGCCACGCCGGAAAGCGATGTGCCCGACATCGATGCAGCACCGGCAGAAGCAAAAAGCCCTCCTGAAACTCTGCCAGCGGAAGCCGCACAACCCGATCCCGAGCCTGTTGTGCTGGCGAAGGATGGTGTTCACACCATTCCTTTCGAGAAGCTGGAAGAAGCGAGACAGCAAGCACAGCATTGGGCGCGAGTAGCGGCCGAGAAGGATGCCGAGATTGCCCGCCTCGCGGCGGCAGCAACCCAGGCGCCGACGACGCCGGCCACCGAGGAAACGACGATCACCCCATCGGTGGACGAAGTGACCTTCGGCGACTACTCCGACGAGGACATGAAGAAGGGCGTGCTTGCGGTTGCAAGCGCCGTGGTGTCGAAGGCCGTTGCGGACCTGAACACCAAGCTGGAGCAGGCGATTGCCCCGATCAAGGAGCAGGAGCAGGCTGCAGCGATGGAAGCCCACTTCAAGGCCCTCACCGATGCGAACCCGGACCACAACGAGATCGTCAGCGGTCAAGCGTTGCAGGACTGGATTGCGAAGCAGCCCAGCTTCGTGCGCGACCACTACAAGGCCGTGTTCGAGCATGGAACCGCCCCGCAGGTGATCGAGCTTGTGTCTACCTTCAAGAGCCAGTCAGGTATCGGACAGACCAACCCGGCAGCCACGGCGGCCAGCGCGGCACAGAAGGCGAAGGAAGTGATTGCGAATGCCGCGAACGTGCGGCCGACCAGCTTGACGGACATCCCGGCAGGCTCCGCGGCCCATCACGACGAGGCAGAAGCGATCCGGGAAATGTCCAGCACGGCCATCTTGAACAAGTTTATGGCGGATACCGATCCGTCCAAGATTTTGGAGAAGTTGAACCGGCTGGTCTGAGTCAGTCAAAAACACGCATCGCTGTGAAGCGAGGCAGTCCTTCAAAGGAGATCCATCATGGGTCAAACGGTAATCCCCTACGGCGCCCCGCAGGCGCTGAAAATCCAGTCGGCCGGCCTGTTCGCCGCCCACATGCAGCGCAACTCGACGCTGAACCGCCTCACCGGCAAGCTGCCCCAGCAGGCTGACGCCGAGGCCAACCTGCGCCAGCAATCCAGTTCGGACCTTCCGATCGTGCGATGCATGGACCTCACCAAGATGGCGGGCGACGAGATCACGTTCGACCTCATCAACCCGATGGGCGGCAAGCCGATCATGGGTGAGCGGTACGCCGAAGGCTTGGGCCGCGCCATGGCGTTCAGCCAGGACAAGCTGCGCATCAACCAGACCCGCTACCCCATCAGCGGCGGCGGCATGATGACCCAGCAGCGCACCCCGCACCAGTTGCGCAAGCTGGCCCGCGCCCTTGGTGACAGCTACATGAACCGGCTGCAGGATCAGTTGACGCTGACCCACCTGGCCGGCGCGCGTGGCTTCCACAACAACATCGAGTGGGTTGTGCCCCTGGCCTCCGATCCTGACTTCGCCGAAATCTGCGTGAACACCGTCAAGGCGCCCACGCGCAATCGGCACTTCATGAGCACCGGCACGGGTATCGAGGGTATCAAGGCCGCTGGCAACGAGATCACCATCGCCACCACCGATGTGCTGAACATGGACGTGGTGGACGGCATTCGCACCTACCTCGACTCCATGCCGCTGCCGCCCCCGCCCGTCATCTTCGACGGCGACAAGATGGCCAGCGATGTTCCCCTGCGCGTGCTGCTGGTTTCGTCCGAGCAGTACACCAGCTTCGTCCAGAGCACGAACTTCCGCACCTTGCAGGCCAACGCCCTCGCGCGTTCCAGCATGGCCGGCGGTCATCCGCTGTTCCAGGGCGATGCCGGCATCTTCAACGGCATCCTGATCGTCAAGATGCCGAAGCCGATCCGCTTCTACGCCGGCGACAGCCTGCGGTGGTGCGCCAGCTACACCAGCGAGACGGAAACCTCCACCGACCTGGTGCCGGCCGCGTTCGGCACGACCTACGCGGTGGATCGCGCCCTCTTGCTGGGCGGCCAGGCGCTGGCAGAAGCCTTCGGCAAGAACGGCCACACCGGCAATCCGTTCTTCTGGAGCGAGAAGCTGCTGGATCACGACGACAAGCTCGAAGTGCTGATCGGCATGATGTCCGGCAAGTCCAAGATCCGTTTCGAGATCGACTTCGGCGACCAGAAGCAGTTCACCGACAACGGTGTGATTGCCATCGACACGGCTGTGAAGCTGGCCGGTGCCTGATGAACTGGGGCCCGGTTCGCCGGGCTCCATTCACAACCCCCAATCACCCAGGAGAACGAAATGAGCACCATCACCAAGAAGTACATCAGCCAGGATCCCAAGTTCGCAACGGACGGCTGCGGCAACGCCTACAAAGAGGTTTTCAGCCTGGAAACCAACGCATCCGGCGCCGCGCTGAACTCGGACCAGGCCACCGCCATCGGCAACGGCGATGTGGTCCGCATCGGCGTGCTGCCGGCCGGCATGGAAATCCATGACATGCTGGGCATCGTCTCGACGGCATTCACGGCACTGGTCACGGCCAAAGTCGGCTTCGCCTACGTCGATGGCGTGGATTCCGCGGCCGTCCCGCAGAGCGATGCGTACTGGGCGACCGCATGGGCCCTGAACACCGCCGGGCGCTATGTCCCGACCGTGTTCAACAAGCCCATCACGCTGCCCAAGGACGCCTACCTGATCCTGACCACCGCCGGCGCAGCGAACGCCAAGGCGGCCCGCCTGGATCTGGTGGTTGAAGGCATCGCCCACGGCAATCCCTGATCGGTAGCCGCAAACCAGGAGTGGGCCGGTTCTCAAAAGGGGCCGGCCCATTTTTGCACCAGAAGGAACCACGATGAACGCTCAGACCCCGATCAAGTACGTCGGCAAGCGCCCGACCTACACCGACGGCATGTACGGCACCCACACGGCATTCGCGCAAGGCGAGACAGTGATGGTTGACGCGGCCATTGCCGTCAAGATGCTTCGCCACCCGGACCAGTACGAGCTCGGCAAGGCCAAGGGCGCCGCGCCCGCGGTTGAGCAGCCGACCGAGAAGCCCGTGAAGGAAGACGAGGCCACGCAGGATCTGCGCGACCAGATCGCCAACATGGACAAGGATTCCCTCGAAACCTTCGCCAAGAACCACTTCCGAGTCGATCTGGACAAGCGCAAGTCGGTATCGAGCCTGCGCGATGCCGTCACCCACCTGATTGATCGGTTCGGAGCGCCCTGATGACCCTCGCCGAACTCATTGCCTCGTTCCGCACGGATGCGGATGACACCGTTGCCAATCCATACCTTTGGTCGGACGTGGAGTTGACGCGCTGGGCGAATGAGGCCGTGCAGGAGGCGGCACTGCGGGCTCGGCTGCTGTTCGACGCCAGCACGACCGCGGTGTGTCAGATCAACATCGTGGCCGGCACCACCAGCTACCAGTTGCACGCGAAGGTTCACGATGTGGAGCACGCGCGCACGGTGGATGCCGGCGGGAAAGTAACCAAGCTGACCCTGATCGACCGCATCGAGCTTGAGCGGGTGCGGCCCGACTGGCGCTACGAAACCCGAGAGCCCCGGGCGTTGATCCGCTACGACGGCCGCATCGAGGTCGATTGCATCCCGGACGCCGACTACACGCTCAATCTGGAGGTCTACCGGCTTCCGCTGGCGGACCTGGCGGCGAACGGCGACACGCCAGAGATCGCGGCGATCCACCACCGCCACCTGGTCAAGTGGATGCTGCATCGAGCCTACGAGCGACCGGACAGCGAAAGCCGCGACCCAGAGAAGTCGGCCCGGGCCGAAAAGGACTTCACCAAGGTATTCGGCCGCCGGCCAGATGCCGACCTTCGGCGTGCCCAGCAGGCCAACCGACCCCAATTCAACAAAGCGATCTGGTAACAGAGCAAGGAGCCCGCCATGAGCAACGCCCTCTACGCAAAAGGCAAGGAAAAGATGCTTGCCGCGTCCATCAACTTCGTCAGCGACACCATCAAGGTGGCCCTGGTGAAGAACACCTACCCGCAGAACTTGGCCACGGACGAGTTCTACAGCGACATCAGCGCCTACGTGATCGGAACGCCACAGACCCTTGGAAGCAAGACCACAACCGCAGGCGTGTTCGATGCTGGTGATGCGACCTACACAGCCGTGACCGCGGGAGACACGCTGGAAGGCGTCGTGATCTACAAGGACACCGGCGCCGAGGCCACGTCTCCGTTGTTGGCCTACATCGACACCATCACCGGGTTCCCGCTGGCGACCAACGGCGGCGACATCACGATCGCGTGGGACAACGGCGCTTACAAGATTTTCAGTCTGTAAGGGGGCGGTATGGCCCATCGCGTCATCGACCGCTGCAAGGAATCCACCAGCACAACGGGGACCGGAAACCTGACGCTCACCGGTGCGGCTTCCGGCTTTGTGTCTGTGGCGTCCGTCTTGACCAGCAACGGGGACACTGGCTGGTTTTGCGCTGAAGCCGGATCGCACTGGGAGGTGTTTCTTGGGACGCGCGTCAGTTCCACCGAGCTCGCGCGCACCACGGTCATTGCATCCAGCAACAGCGGTGCGGCCGTGAATTTCAGCAGCACGCCGATCGTGTTTTCGACGGTGCCGGCGCAGCAATTCGTCGCGCCAGCATTCCGGGCGTACCGGGGGACATCGAACCAGTCGTTGTCCAGCGGTGTCTACACCAAGGCGCAATTGCAGGCTGAAGCGTTTGACGAAGGCGGCTGCTTCGACTCGTCCACGAATTACAGGTGGACGCCGAATGTTCCCGGGTACTACATGGTGTCGTTCGCCGTCGCATTGCTCGCGTCTTCGGGCATGACCTACGGACACGCGGGGGTCTACAAGAACGGGGCCGTGATCGGATATGGCTCGTTCGGATCGGCGGTGGTCAACAACTACACATCTACAGGCGCTGTCCTGGTCTACATGAACGGGACGACCGACTACATCGAACTGTTCGCCATGGCCAACGGGACCAGCCCGGCTGTCATCTACGGCGAGGCCAACACCTACTTCGACGGCTTCCTGGCCAGATAACCATGCTCGGTTTTGCCACGCTATCGGCAACCCCGCTATCGGCGCTGCCGGCCGCGGAGGCGATCTCCAACGCCGAATCACTTGGCGTCATCACCCGATTCGGATCGCACACCGGGATCTGGAACCAGTTCGGAAACGCCAGCGGGTTTTCCACGGTTCAGGTCGGTTCACCGACGCACCGCCGTACTCAGCCGGCCGAAGGGTTCACATCGACCCAGTTCGGCACGCCAACCGGGTACAAGACACAGCGGGCGTCAGGATTTGCGCCAGTCCAGTTCGGGGTTCCGTACCTTCACCCGTCGCATGTCGCGCCGTGGCCGATCTCAACCCAGTTCGGCACGCCAGCAGCACAGCAATACTGGAAGGTGCCGTCGCTCGGTGCCGTCTCGAAGTTCGGCACGCCAACCACACCGACGGATCGCACGGGGAATGCTTCTGGCTTTGCGCCGGTGCAGTTCGGGAACCCGGTAGCCATCCGGCATTGGCCGCCGAACACGGACATCCTCTGCCTGGCACGCGGGTTCAAGCTGGCTCTGTTCGGAAAGCCAGTCGCACAATGGGACCAGGCCGCCCAGGCGCAGGCCATCGCGCCGACCGTGCAATTCTGCGCCCCAAGAGCGTTCACCACGCACCATGCCGAGAGCCTGGCGCCATCGGTGCAACTTGGCGCGCCATCGACACGCACGACGCACCGGGTATCTGGGTTCAAGCCGGTTGCGTTCGGACTGGCTGGCGCAATCCTGACCCAGCACGCGACTGGCCTGGCACCCAAGGCGCGCTTCGGCACACCGAAGACCATCCGATCGAATTGGTATGAGGTCCGCGGCTTCTGCCCGTTTCGGTCGGGCACGCCACGCGGCTACCAGCGCAACAACCGCCGGGCCGACGGGTTCAGTCCTGTCCAGTTCGGCACGCCGGCTGCATTCCATACGCACCGCTGCACATCCATCCCGCCGATTGCCAGGCTCGGCAGGCCGTTGCTCAAGAGGATCACGCAATGCTGAAATTCCAATCATTCGCCGGCATCAACAACGTCATCCCATCGGCCAGGTTGACGCATGACCAGGAATCGAAGACGGCCGAATTGTCCGAGGCGGTCAATGTTGACATCGGCCTGACCGGTGAAGTGAGGCGCCGCGCCGGGTATTCCGAACTGCTGGCGACCTGCCACAAGAACCTGCACCAAGCGGACGGGTTCATCCTGGCCACAGTGGACGGCGGCGACCTGATCTCGATGGATTCCGCTGGCGCCAGCCGCGTCACGCTGTACCCGTCGCTGGGCGTGTCCCGGGTGTGGTACTGCAACTTGCCTGACGGGCGCACCACGTTCTCCAATGGGCTGATCTGTGGCATCACCGATGGCGCGACCGTCACGACCTGGGGTGTTCCTCGCCCGGCAGGTGTTGGTGCAGTCACCGATGTGGCTGGCGAACTGTTCGCCGGTGAGTATCGCTACGGTCTGACGCACGTTCGACTGTCTGATGGCCTGGAAGGGGCGCCGGTTTACTCGGCCCCGCTCCAACTGTCCGACGGAGGGATAGTGCTGACCGGGTTGCCGGAGTTGGCCGGGCACAAGTTGAACGTCTACCTGATTGGCCAGAACAGCGACCACGCCTACCTGGCAGGATCGACCACCAACGCGGCATTCTCATTCACCGGGAAGAACGAAACGCTCACGATTCCATGTCGTACCGACAACCTGGACGTGGCGCCGGCCGGCACGGTGGCCGCGTTCGCGGGTGGGCGGGTGCTGGTGGCCAGCGGGAGCACTCTGTTCGCTTCGAGGCCGCACATGGTCGAGTCGTTCGACTACCTGCGCGACTTCAAGCAGTTCACCAGCCCGATCACATTGATCCAGCCGGTGGATGATGGCATCTACGTGGGCACCGAGACGGAACTGGTGTTCATGTCCGGGGTTGAGTTCGACAAGATGACCTACCGGCAGGTGCTGGCCGGGCCGGTGGTGCTGGGTTCTGGCGTTCAGGCTCCGGGCGACATGATCCGCGGCGGGCAGCCCGGCACTGCCATGCTGTGCATCGCAGACGGCGTGATCTGCGCTGGGTTCAATGGCGGCAACCTGGCTCGATTGACCGAGGGGCGGTATCAGACTGGCGTGGACGAGGTTTCCGCCACGTTCCGCATGTTGCCTGGCCGAATCCCGCAATACCTGGCCATACCGCAATGAGCCTGAACGACCCCTTCTACCTCAAGTTCGACGGAACGCCCGACCTGGGGCGGGTGCCGGTGCGCTTGGTTGTCAACGGGAGCGGCCGGCTTTCGCAGGGCCAGTTCCGTGAGGTCGAGCACGCCTACCACCAGTTCCGAAGCGCGTGCAGGGTGTCGGCATCGAACTTCCACACCGAACGCCTGCAGTTGAGCGATGGGTCGTGGGTTTGGCTCTGGTCGCTGCAAGGGCGCGACGAGGTGACGGTGTGGCCATCCGAGGATGGTGAAGGAACTCAGTTGCCGCATGGCTTTGCCGTGGCGACCAACTGGCAAGCGCCTTTGTTCTATTGCCGTGACATCAACAGTGGCATCCAGTGGCTGGTTGGACCCAATGTGCCGCAGATAGTCAGCCACACGACAACGCATTTTGACAACCAGGTGTTCCGCAAGGATGCTGAATCGGACGCTTACTTCAACTTGCCGCATGTCAGGGATCATTCGAACACGGTGCTATGGGACTACAAGCTGAACGAGGCGCCTGCAGTGAGTCCGACGCCGGTCGTTCCGTTCCTGCTCAAGAACACGACCACTGGGAAGTTCGAGATTGGGTCGCCACACTACGCCGCAGGCGGGAAACTGATCGACGCTAGCGGTGCGACGCTCTACACCATGGCCGACGAGGCCCCGATCCTCACTCCCGCCGAGACGACCTACCAGCACCCGGGTGTAACTGATGCCTCCGGGAACCAGATCGCCCTTCAGGCCATGCGGTTCGCGCTGCTCTCGCCATCATCAAACATTTGGCTGTTCAAGTTCTGGAATGAGCGGCTCAACCGCACCGATGACAGCACTTACACGCTGATCGAGCGCAATTCGACAGAGCTCACGACGCCGTGGGGCAAGCAGACCGTCACGACGACTTCGATCAACGACAACAGCCTGGGCGAAGACCCGGCGCTGCTGTTCAAGTTCAAAGGAACATTCGACCGTGTGGCTGGCGCTACAAACGGGTTTATTGGTCTGACTGGTTGGCCAACGCACCTTTTCAATACTGGGTGGGCCGGTGTCAGTGGCATCACTGACATATCTGACATCAATCTGAGAGGATACGATAACCAGTCTCTGCGTCAGATCAGGGAGCAGACGACAGGAATCTCGACCCTGGACAAGCTGGTTGCTACTGCCGGCGCAACTGACACAGGGCACATCCCGATCGAGCGGCGTTTGAACTACCCAGTCAACGTCTTTTGGCGCGGCGGATACAGCAAGAAGTGGTACTACCCGGAAGACTTGGTTTCACGTTTGGGTCTTCCCTTTGGGACAAGCCTCGGGTATCACTACCGCGTCGATGATGTGGAGATCACTCGATACGACACAAAGTACGATGTAGACGGCACTCCGACTATCACGGCCAAGCTCGGCTGGACGGATTTGCGGCTTCTGGAAGGATCGACTACCGGGCGAATGAGTGGAAAGGAGTACACAAACCAGCTACATCAGTTCGGGCTATATCCATTCATCGATGGGGACTGGACAAACCGATACATCATGAAAAGCACCCTCCGGCCGGCAGATTTTTCGCCAATGGAAGGGTTCTATGACCATCTCTATAACAACAACTCGAACGCAGAGTACTGGGCCGACTACCTGGCATACGGTACGCAGGGCTATCTCGGAGGTCCGGCACCGCAACCGGCATACAAGTACGAATACCCATTCAATGAGCGACCCTACAACACGGTCAGCTACGCGCTCAAGAGCCGCTACGTGACCGACTTCGACCAGAAGGGGCGCTTCTATGCGGCGATCAGATGCGAAGTGACGGCGACCGGCGCCGCATGGAAAGAAGACATCACGGTTTACAAGGGATTCATGGTCAAGGACACCGACCCTACCTACACCGCAAAAATCTGGTTCGAGTGCGGATGGGGTGGTGAGCCGTTCGGCACACCGGCTACCGGTCCGACAGAACTGCTTCTGGTCGAGGAAACCATCACGCGCCCGATGTTCGAGGCGATCACGGTGTCGCAGTTCAGTCCGTGGTATTGGCCCTATCCGGCCTACCTGGACCGAGACTGCAAGGTGCGCACGCCGCCCGAGCCGGTGCCTGACGAGAACTTCATGATGATGTTCAAGAACTTGGCCAGCCATCAAGGCGTGAACCCAAACCTATGCTGCGCCGACGTGCGACCAGACATCACCGGCATCGACACCGAGGAGTCCTACAGCAAGGACGGCGTGGAGTATTCCTACGAGGACAACGGGACCGTCACGCCTCACACAAAGTACGTGACAGGCCAACTCTACGCGCGCTCGTTCAAGCTGTCGGATTTTTACGAGGCGTTCTGGATGCTGCGACAACTGAAGTGCAACGCGATCCAGGACAACTACCAGCCCGAATGGGAACCGACCAGGCCAGAGTGGCACTACCACCCCGACATCAAGGCCGCGATGGACGTGACCCGGCACATCGAAGTCCGAGACGGGGTTATCGTGCAGTGGTCTGACAACATACCGACGCCCATCAGTGGGTATCCGCCGACGCCGGAGGCGCACCCGGAACCGACCGGTCGAACCATCAAACTTTACAGGGTGTGACCATGAACGCCATTGCAATGAACACGCTCAACGCGGCCGTGACCGAGTACGAGGCATTCGCCTTTCAGTCAATCACACCGACGCACGCCGGAGACGCTACGGGCCTTTTCCTGCTGGGCGGCGATCTGGACATCGACCAGCCCATCATCGGGTCGATCCAGACCGGCAAGACGCTGATTGACGAGTCGCGCAAGAAGTACGTCGAGGCCGTTCACTTTGCGATGACCGGCACCGGATCCGGCGCCATGGTGGTGGCTGGGCAGGCAAGCACGTACAGCTACAGTTTCCAAATCCGGCCGGCCGGCGTGTCGCGCGCAAAGCCTGGAAGGGGCATCAGAGAGAACTACCTGTCGTTCGGGCTTGAAAAGAGCGACGGCGGTGATTTCCAGCTTGACCGCATCGAGGTCCAGATTGCGGCGTCAATCAACAGAAAGGTGTAAGCCATGACCACTCAAAGCGTTGCCGACATCGTGACCGGGCAATTCGCCCAGGCTCAGACCTATGCAAATCACGCCCAAACGCAACTGAACAGCTTCCTGTCGGTCTTGGATGGGGCGGCCGATTACGCGGTTCCAACCATTGACCTGACCTGGAACAGCATTGATGCGCCGCCGACGGTTGCGCCGCCGACGGCTCCGACGCTGGATGGCGTGACCTTTGTCGATCCGACCGAGCCTGCCGCGGCCAGCCTGACGCCGGTCACGATCGATCCGATCACGTTCACCGAGGTCGCTCCCACGACGACCTTCCCGACCGCTCCGACTCTGGACTATGGGGTGACGCCGACGATACCGGCCGTGGCGTCCATCGCCCTGCCCAGCGCGCCGACCGTATCGTTGCCGGCCGAGCCGACGCTGCTTTCATTGAGCATCCCCACCTTTGCAGGCGTGAACCTGCACGAAGACTGGCTGACCAAGTTCGACAACATTCCGACCCTGGATCTGGTATCTCCGACGCCGTACAGCTACGCCCTCGGTCCTGAATACGCCTCAACCCTGCTGACGAACCTGAAGGCAACACTGAACGCCCGCATGGCCGGTGGCACCGGGTTGTCTGCTGCGGTTGAACAGGCTATCTGGGACCGCGCACGCAGCCGGGAAACGTCGATCGCCCTGGCGAACGAGGCAGACATCCTGCGCACGTCCGAGGCGCTGGGGTTCCCGCTGCCGGCCGGCGTGATTGCAGCCCAGACGCGCGACTCACAGAAGGTCTACTACGACAAGCTATCCGGCCTGAGCCGCGACGTGGCGATCAAGCAGGCCGAACTGGAGCAGGAGAACCTGAAGCAGACCATCGATGCCGGCATGGCCCTGGAGGGCAAGCTGATCGACTACAGCTACCAGCTTGAGCGGCTGACCTTCGAGGCCGCCAAGGAGCAGGCCGACAACGCCATCCAGATTTACAACGCCCGGGTGGAGCAGTACAAGGCGCTTCTCAGTGTCTTCGGTGTCTACTCCGAGGCGTACAAGACCATCATCAGCGCCGAACTGGCGAAGGTCGATGTGTTCAAGGCGCTGATCTCTGCCGAGCAATCCAAGGCCGACATCAACAAGACTTTGGTGGATGAATACCGGATCATGGTCGAGGCATCCATGACCCAGGTTGAGGTCTACAAGGCCGAACTGGATGGGGCCAAGGCCCTGGTCGAGATCGAGGGCCTGAAGATCAACGCAGCCGGTGAGCAAATCAGGGCTTATGTGGCCCAGGTCAACGCTGAAACGGCCAAGATCGAAGCCTACAAAGCGGGTGTCGAGGCGGAAACCGCCAAGGTGCAGACGTTCAAGGTGAAGGCCGACGCCTTCGCGGCCCAGGCCGGCGTGCAGATCGAGGCTGCGCGGGTCGGGATCGCCAACCTGGACGCGCAGATTCGCGCCAAGGCGCTGGAATGGGACGGCTACAAGGCCAAGCTGTCGGCTGCTGAGATCGAGATGCGCGGGTTGATGCAGGGCAACGAACTGTTGATCCAGAAGTACCGCACCGAAGGCGACCTGGGTGTGGCGCAGTACGGCGCTGCCATCAAGAAGTGGGAAGTGCAGATCAAGGATTACGAGGCCGGTAAGCAGGCAGCGATCCAGACGGCCAAGATCAACGGCGACCAGGCCATGCACGCCGCTTCGGTTCGCATGGATGCCGCCAAGGTCGGCGCCCAGGTCTACGCCCAGTTGACCGGATCCGCCTACAGCATCGCAAAGGTCAGCGCCGGGATTGACCACCGCGGAAGCCTTGGCGTGTCCTACAGCTACTCCAACAAGACCAGCACCCAGCCGACCGGCATCACTCAGTAATCCCCCGCGTGGGTTTGCGATGAGGTAGGGGCATCCTGAGAATGGCGCGGCGGGCTGACCGCGCTTGAAGGATGACCCCATGGCCGACTTGATCGAAGACCCGAAGAAAAAGAAGGCCAGCTTTGGCGATGCGGCTGCGGCTGCGGCTGATCCTGGCGTCATGCGGATCGGTGGAGCCGCCCGGCCGGCGCCCATGGCCATGCCCGCCGCGCCCGACATCGGGCCGTTTGTCGGAAAGCCCGGCGATTTCCCGGTCAACCCCGACGGCACGCCCATGATGAAGCCGGCCGCTGGTCTTGGGGCGGTTGCTCCAGCTCCAACCGAGCGCCCGCCGGCCCATTCAACATCAACTCTTGCGGCGCCAAGCTCCACCGAGCAACCGCAGTCCGACTATGCCCGCCAGATGGGTGAGCTTGGCGGATTCTTGGGAGCAATTCCGGGCAAGGTCGCCAAGTGGTTCGTGTCCGCTCCGGGAAGCGATGGCATGTTGTCTTTTGACAAGCAACCTGCTGCTACTCCTGATATGTCGGCCTACGTGACTCGCATGAAACCAGATCAGTACGGCGCGCGATCTGCAACGATGCCGGTGAAGTCCGATTCGCCATTGCCGGTAATGAGCGTGGCGCCTGAGCCTGATGCTTTGCCTTCATCCGCCGTCGCTCCGATTTCAGCGGGAGCGGTCAAGACGCAGGGCCAGATGAACATGGAAGCCGACCTGAAATCGGCCGAAGCCATGAAGGCCGAGCGCCTGGCCGCCGAAGGTCGCGCGCCGCAGGCTGTCGTGACCCATTCCGGCAACGACTGGCAGGCCCGCAACAACCTGCGCAACCTCGAAGTCAGCGCGTCCAGCCTCACGGCTCAGCCGCAGGATGTTCAGGCATACATCGACGCCCGGAAGCACGACACCAGCCTGCAAGGTGGTGGGACCGCGGCCGACATCGCCAACGTGGCGGCCGCCAACCGGAACAACGAGATCAACAGCACCGCCCAGGTGGCCAACGCGCGCACCGCGCAGCAGGGACAGCAGTTCGGCGCCTCGCATGAACTGGCCACGCAGCGCCTGGCGCTGGACAGCCGCAAGGCTGACATCGCGGATGCCGGTTCCAAGATGGACAACGCGACCAAGAAGCAACTGCAGGACTTGAGCGCGCAGATCATGAAGGAAACCGACCCGGCCAAGCTGGCGGTGCTTCAGGACAAGTACCAGACCATCACTGGCAAGTACCAGCGGCCCGACCCGGCCGCGCGAGAGCTCTACAAGGCCGTCACCGATCCAGTCACCGGGAAAGTCACCATGTACAACACCCAGACCGGGGAAGTCGGCGCCGGGCAGCCGCAACCCCCGAAAGCCGGTGAAGTCAAGTCCGGCTACCGGTTCAAGGGCGGCGATCCGGCCGACCAGAAGAACTGGGAGAAGGTCTGATGGCGGGCCCGTGGGACGACTACAAGGCAAAGGGATCCACCGACGGCAAGCCGTGGGAGGAATTTGGCGGGAAGCCTGAAAAGCCAAAGACGGCGGCCGGCGACATCGCCCGATCCCTGAAATCCGGGGTTGAGCAACTTCCCGGCATCGTCACGGGCATTGCGGATCTCCCGACGGCGCTGGCCTTTGGCGCGCGGCCGTTCACCAAGGCGGCCGATGCCATCGGTGAGGCAACCGGATTCCAGCCCGGCAAGTGGGCCAAGGAAACCAAGTATTCCGAAGGCTACAACGACAGCAAGAAGGCCGTCGATGAGGCGTGGAAGGGTGTCGAGGGTGTTGCGGCCGATCCGAACAAGAACTGGACCGACGTTGCGGCGAAGGCTGGCCAGGATGCCGGTGGCATTGCGGCTGAGTACCTGAAGAACCCGCTCTACACCGCCAACCAGGTGGTCGAGTCGCTTCCTGCCATGTTCGCCGGTGGCGCAGTCAGCAAGGGATTGATGACGGCCGGCCGCGTGGCTGAGGCCGGGCTGACAGCCGAGGCGCTTGCAAAGGGGGCCATGGGCCCGACGCGCAAGGCGGTGCCCGGATACCTCGAACGGGCAGTTGGCGAGAAGATGGCTGCCCCGGTGGCTGGCGGTATTGGCGAAGGCGCCATGCAGACCGGCCAGCAGATGGAAGACGGCAAGGACAACCCCGACCAGCGCAAAAACGCGATTGCCGCGCTGGGATCTGGTGTCGGTGATGCCGTGATCTCGATGGGTGCTGGCCGCCTTGCTAACAAGCTCGGGTTTGAAACCGCCCAGACTGCCATGGCCAAGGCTGGTGATGGAAGGCTGGCGACCGGCCTGGACGCTGCCAAGCGCATCGGCGGTGGCGTGGCCTCCGAGGGTTTGCTTCAGGAACTGCCGCAGTCGGTTCAGGAACAGAACTGGCAGAACTGGGCCGAAGGCAAGCCGCTCATGGAAGGAGCCTTGCGCGCCGGTGTCGAGGGCGCTGTCGCTGGTGGCATCATGGGCGCTGGCGCCAACATCCACCCTGGCGAGCAGGCGCCGGCCACGCCGCCGCCCGTTGGCCCCGGCGCTGTGCCACCCGGTCCGGCGCCTCAACTTGGCCACGACCCGATGGCCGGCACGCATACGGTGTTCCCGGATGGCTCCATCGTGCTCAACAGCGAGTCATCGAACGGCGCCAAGACCGTGCGCGACATGCAGCGCGCGAACCGACTGGAGAACGCGGCCGATCCGTTCTTCGGCGATCCGGCTCCGGTCAAGCCGTCCGAGGCCATGGGCCTTGCTCCGACCGCCGGCCCGTCGCTGGCCAACGCCGCCATCCTGTCCGTGGACAGCGGCATCCATCAGGCTGCAACCGAGTCCGCCGACCCGTACAACGCGCCACTGTCGGCGCTTGGCCAGGAACTGAGCCGAACCAACCAGCGGCTTCGCCAGGAGGCCGATGCGCTCGGGCTCGATACCGAGGGTCTGCACGGCGATGCCGCGCGCATGACCGATGGGAAGTCGCACGAAGACTACCTGATGGCGGCCAACGACCAGTTGCGCAAGGCCATGAAAGCCGCAAAGGAGATCCCCCATGAAGGACAGCGAAGCGGTTCGGATGATCCTGCGACGGGCAGTGAGGCAAAGGGCCCTGACGCGCAAGCAGGAAAAGCGCCTGCTGGGGATGCTGGAGGGCCAGTTCGAGCCGGCGCTGTCGGACCTGCAACTGATCGAGTGGGTGAACATGGTCAACGTCCCGCCGGAACTGACGGCGGAAGTCTACCTGGCGCAGTAGCCGCGCCGACACGCGACCAGGCCATTGCGAAGGCAACCGACGCCGCCGGCAAGGTGCTGGCAAGCGGGGGAACGGATGCCGATGCGAACCGCGCGGCAACTGACTCGCTGATCGACCAGATGGCGGCCACGCCGGGCATTGCCATTGCCCAAGATGCGCCGGCCGCCGTGAAGGCAGCCAAGGCCAAGCCACCGGCGAACAACAATGCCGAAACCACCACCAGCGCGCCCGCCGCGCCCGCGGCCGGACTACCCGCAGCCGGACCCGCCCCCATTCAAGCCGCTGGGGTAGATCAACCAGACGCCAACAAGGCGAAGTGGCTCAAGGCGATCAACGACCAGAACCGCCTTGCCGGGGAAACCGGGATCCAGTTGAAAGTAGTGGATGGCAAGCTGACCTTCATGGGCGACCCGCGCTCGTCAAAGCAAGGGCAAGCACTGTCCGCGACGCTGGACGAGGCGCAAAAGGCTGGCGCGACCATTCAAGAAATCATCGAATCGATACAAACCCCGAAAGGAGCCACCGCCAATGTGCCCCAACCTGCGAAACCTGGAACGCAAGCAAGCCAAGCGCCGAGCGCGCAAGGAGCGGCGCCGGCTGGCACGGCAGTAGCACCCACCATTGACGACGCCGCCCACCAGGCCGCCACGTCACCGAACAATGCCCTGCCGCAGCCGACCGACGGCCAGAAGAAGGCTGGGAACTACGCCAAGGGCCATGTCAACCTGAACGGGCTGGATCTGTCCATCGAGAACCCGGCAGGATCCGAGCGCAGTGGCACCGACAAGGACGGGAAGGCGTGGAAGAACACGCTGAAGCACCACTACGGCTACATCAAGGGCACCGTCGGCAACGACAAGGATCACGTTGACCTGTTCGTGAAGCCTGAAACCCCGCTGGACTACAGCGGCACGGTTTTCGTGATCGACCAGCACCACCCGCACAACGGCCGGTTTGACGAGCACAAAGTCATGGTGGGCTTTGCCAACGAGGCCCAGGCCAAGAAGGCATACCACGCCAACTATGCCAAGGGCTGGAAGGGCATGAAGTCCATCACGCCGATGACCTTCGACGCCTTCAAGGCGTGGGTGAAGGACGGCGCCAAGAACACCCCGGTTTCCAAAGACCCCGCAGTTTCAACTCAACCACAAGGAGCCACCCGTGAGCCTCAAGCCGATCAAGCCCAGCAAGCAGAAGCGCAACGACCGCAAGAACAACCGGCAGCCTCAGGGCCAGTAGCCGGCGCACCGCTTCCGAATGCTACCGAGCCAGCACCAGTCACCGCTAACCCCAAGATCAAAGCCGAGACGGACGAGAAGACCGACCTGGACGCACAGTTGGCCGCGGTGAATGATGAACTGGACCGCCAAGGTGCCGTCCAGAACGCGAACACCCGCGCCAGGCGCGACGCCATTCGCAAGCAGATTGCAGAACGGGACTTCCCCGAAATCTTTGAGGCCGTTGACGGTGACATCAGCACGGCCGAAGACCTGAACCGCGCATTCCAGTACGCCGGTGACGAGCCCAAGGCAAAAACCGTCGAGCGCATCCTGAAAAAGCGCGGCGTCACTCCCGAATACCAAAAACGCTGGAGCGAGCGCCTGCTGGAAGGCCAGCAGGCGGGCACGAAGCCTGAATCTGTTGTCAAGGTTCCAGAGGCGATCGGTACGGCGATCCAGGAGCAAATGGAGAAGCAGAAGCGCCGCGTCATGCGTAGGCGTAGCGAAGAATCCGCGCCAGGCTTGAATCTGGAGCAGAAGGCAGCAGCGCAGACCAAGACCAAGGCGGCCGAAGCAACCCTTCGCGCGATGCGGACCAGCATCTTTGATGCCGAAGACGCCGCAGTCAAGGCTGTCGAGACTGGCAAGGCCAGCGAGTTCGAGAAACACGCCGATCTGTTCCCGGCGGCAAATGACGCCATCCGGGCGATGCTTGGACAGAACGACGAGCTCGACGCCGAAATGCAGGCAAACGAGGCCGGCCTGACGGCACAGACGCGCGCCGACGATGTGAAGAAACTGGTAGACGCAGCCAAGAAGCAGGAGAAAGAGCCGGCACCAGGAACCCGCATCAACGGCCTGGCCGAGCCCACCGCCGAGCAGATCGCAGCCATTGGCGACATCACCATCGAAGTGCCAACCGAAAACGGCACGGCCAAGATGACCGTCAACGCCGCCAAGGCACTGGCGTCTATCGATGAGCGCCTGGAGGCGCTGGAAATGGTTCAAAGGTGCCTCGCATGAAGCCCATCACCGAATCAGCAGCGAAGCGCCGGGCCATGGCGCTGGGCGGGAGGCTGGAGCTACCGACCGGCAAGGTGTTCAACGCGGCGCGCTCGGCCGGCACCACGGCACCGAAGCCGGTGGCGAAAAAGCCGGATGCGGAATCACCCGCGAAGGCTATCCAACCGGTGGCGCCCGACCTATCCTCTGCGGCAGTCGAGAAGCTGGCCGCGGCCGCCTTCACCCTGGTGGATAGCAATGTCGGCCTGGTTGAAAGCATCAAGCAGCAGCTTGCCGCCGTCCCTGAGCCGATCAAGTCTGTGAAAAGCTGGAAATTCACGATCAACCGTGACGCAGCCGGGAACATGACATCCATCGACGCCATCGCCAAGGAGTAACCCATGTCCCTCTCCAACACCACAGAACTCGCCGCCATGGCCATGTTCCTGCAAGGCACCGATCCGAGCTACCGCGCCGGCGCCACCCAATGATCGGCGCGGCCCACTTTGCCATTGTGGCCGGGCTCGATAACAGGGTAAAAACCGGAGACACCGGCGGCGGTGGTCCCGATGCGGAAGATGAGATTGACGAGTACCGCGAGGAAGTCGAGAAGATCATCAAGAACGCCAAGCGCAGGCAGACCGAAGAAGAAGAAATCCTGTCGGCCATCATCAATTTTGTACTGGAACAAGCATGACCATTCTGGGATGTGGCGCCGAAATGGCGAAGCTGATGGCGGTTTCCGATGAGGACGTTCAGACCATCGAAGACGTGCTGAAAGAGCGCCTGGACATGGGCATTGCCCGGCCCGAGGCGCAGCGCCAGGCCGTGGCCGAGGCCATCGCCATCGTGACCAACGAGCGCGCGGTGGTCATGGGCGCCATTGCGGCCAAGGTGGCAGCACTGCCGGCGCCGGCAAAGACGAACAACCTGGAAGACCGGGCGGCGGCTGCGCGCGAGAAGATGAAGAACGCGGCGGCCAAGATTGCGGCGCTGGCATCCAAGAACACCCGGGCCAACTGGACCCAGGAAGAAGAACAGCAACTTCTGCCGCTGGTCATCGAGTTGTTCGATGGCGCTCTCGAACTGGGCGCGGTCACGTTCCAGAAGGCCGTGAAGTACGTCCGCGAGTTCCTGACCGACGCCATCGGAAGCGAGATCACCAACTCGATTCCGTTCGAGACATTGCAGGGCGCCTACGTTCACACGGCGCGCAAGTACAAGGATCAAGGCGCCAGCACCGGCAAGGAGGTCATGCAATATGAGTCGCTGGCCGAACTTGAAGCCAGCGCCGAAAAGGACGATACTGGAGAAAAGGACACGCAAAATGGACCGTCTATCCCTGGCCAGCAAGGCCCGCAAGCACTGGAAAACGTGGCTCCCGAAGAAAACAGCGGAGCTCAAGGCGGCGGGCGAGTTCGAGGAAGCCGTTCAGGGCGCGGCTCTGGCGGCAAGCCGAATGGTTCAGGAATTGATGAGCCAGGGGTATCAGGCACACGAAGCGGAGGAAGTGGCTCTACGTCAGTTCGTGCTCCTACCCCCCGAAAGCGGGGCAAACGAGCAGGACTGGGAGAGGGAGGAACTGGCACAGATGGAGGCCGACTATCAGAAGAACGTGGCCCCGAATCTGTAGGGTCCGATCTTTTCAGCCAGCCGACCGAGGCGGTATCCGCCAACAACATCCAGGCGACCAACTTCCGCATCACGCCCGAGCTTCGACTGGGCAAGGGTGGTGAGGCCGAGAAGTTCCGCGACAACATCGCGGCCATCCGCACCCTGAAGGCGATCGAGGCCGAGGGCCGGCGCGCCACCAGCGCCGAGCAGAGCATCCTGGCCCGGTATGTCGGCTGGGGCGGACTGGCCAATGCGTTTCCGAACCCGGAAACCAAGCAGTGGAAGGAAGACTGGAAGGCGCGCGGCGCCGAACTGGTTGACCTGCTGACCAAGAAGGAATACGACCTCGCGCGCCGGTCCACGCTGGATTCGCATTACACATCCGAAACCATCGTGTCAGGCATGTGGGATGCCGCCCGGCACATGGGCTTCAAGGGCGGGCTCACCCTGGAATCATCCATGGGGTCGGGGAACTTCCTTGGCCTGATCCCGCAGGACATGGCTGGGTCCACCCGGTTTGTCGGCATCGAGTACGACAGCCTGACCGCGCGCATCGCCGAGCACCTGTACCCGCAGGAAACCGTGCTGAATGCCGGGCTTCAGAACGTCCCGCTGCCCGACGGCGCATTCGACCTGAACATCGGCAACCCGCCGTTTGGCGACCAGTCGCTGCGCTTCCAGTTCAAGCCCGAGTTCAACCGGGTGTCGATCCACAACCAGTTCTTCCTGGCCGGGATTGATGCGCTCAAGCCGGGCGGCGTGCAGATGAACGTGGTGTCGCGCTACCTGCTGGATGCCATGGACAAGACCACGCGCGTCATGCTGGCCAAGAAAGCGCGCCTGATCTCGGCAATCCGCCTGCCGGATACCGCATTCAAGGAGAACGCGCGCACGTCCGTCGTGACCGACATCGTGATCTTGCAGCGCCTGACCAACGCCGAGGAGAACGAAATGGCCGAGGCGTTCAAAGCCGCGGCGGCTCCGTTCAAGGATGTCAAGAGCGACTCGGCCGATGTCAACCGGGCGAACCGGCGCGAACATGAGCGCCTGGCCGCCCTGGTTCCAATCTGGGTGGAGGTCGGCAAGGTGCCCGATCCGCTTGGTGGCGACCCGATGCCGGTCAACAACTGGTTCATCGATCACCCGGAACTGATTCTCGGCACGCTGGAGCGATCCGGGAAGATGCAGTTCAAGAACGACATCACGGTGCGCCCGCACGCGCAGGAACTGGCCGAACTGCTGAAGCAGGCCGTGGCCACGCTGCCAGAGAACATCATGCAGCGCGACCAGACCGCCATCGATGCCTCGCTGAACCGCCACAAGGCCATGAGCGATGGCCTGCGCATTGCGCTGTCCGGCCAAGAGACTGGATCCATCGTCATGACGAAGGACGGCACGCTGGAACAAGTCATCGAGCGCGAGACGCCAGAGGGCGAGTACGAACTGGCCAAGCGTCCGCTGACGGCTAAATCCCCATGGTCGGAGAGCCTTTTCCAAGACGACAAAGGCAACTGGTACACCATCGAGGCCAAGCTGGACGAGGCTGGCAACAAGCTGAAGGTGGTGAAGAACGGCAAGGCCACCAATTTCAACGTCTACGAACGCAAGGTGTTTGCCAGCGAATCCGACATCCCGAAATCCATGCTGCTGGGAGAAGCCCGGTATGGGCGCCTGGTCAAGCTGGTGAAGCTGCGCGACCTGATGGTGGCGCAGATCAACCTCGAAACCGAGGACGCGCCGACTGACAAGATGGAAGGGAACCGGGCGCTGCTGGCGCAGGCGTACAACAGCTTTGTGGCGGACCACGGCCCAATCAGCCGCAACGACAACTCCGCGCTGGTGTCCAACATGCCCGATGGCGCGCTGGTGCAGGCGCTGGAACTGGAATACCGCAAGGCCATCACGCCGAAGCAGGCCCAAAAGCTGGGCGAAAGCGTCCGGCCCGAATCGGCAAAGCCGGCGCCGATCCTGTCCGAGCGCGTAATCCCCAAGTACGAGCCGCCGACCAAGGCAGCAAGTCCGGCCGATGCCCTGCAGATTTCCCTGTCTGAAACCGGACGGGTGGATCTCGCGCGCATGGCTGCGCTGCTGGACATGACCGAGGAAGCCGTGACCGATGCCTTGTTCGACAAGGCAGACAAGCCGCTGATCTTCAAGGATCCAGAAAGCGGCCAGTGGGTCACGCGAAACGACTACCTGACCGGCCAGGTGAAGAAGAAGCTGCACGCCGCCCAGGCCGCGCACCTGGAGAAGAACATCGCCGAACTGGAGGCGGTGCAGCCCGAGCCGTGGGGCGCGGAGAACGTCACGGTCCTGCTGGGCTCCACGTTTGTACCGCCGAAAATCTACGCCGACTTCATCGAGCACGTCACCGGCCGGCCGGCGCGCGTGAGTTTTTCCGCCGCGACCAACAGCTACGCCGTCACGGCATCCGGGGCCACACAGGAAAAGGTGGACGAGTTTGGTGCCGATGGCATCACCATCGCCGGCATGGTTTCCGACATCCTGAACAGCAAGACCATCAGGATCACCAAGACGGTCGATGACAAGGAGGTCTTTGACGAGGAGCGCACGGCGCTGGCTCTCATCAAAGCCAAGCAGATCAGAAGCGAGTTTTCTGACTGGGTGTTCCTGGATTCAGACCGCCGGCGCACCCTGGTTGACCTGTTCAACGAGCGGTTCAATACCCGCGTCAACCGCCAGCATGACGGGTCGCACCTGACGCTGCCCGGCAAGGTGCCGGATGCCATCTTGAAGATGCGCAGGCACCAGATGAACACCATCTGGCGCGGTATCTCCGAGCGGTTCATGCTGATCGACCACGTTGTAGGCGCCGGCAAGACCTTCACCGCCATTGCGCGGGTGATGGAGCGCCGCCGCATGGGCCTGTCCCGCAAGCCGGCGATCATTGTGCCGAACCACATGGTCGAGCAGTTCACCGCGGATGTGTACCGGCTGTACCCCGGCGCCAAGGTGCTTGCCGCAGGCCAGAAGGATTTCGAGAAGAAGCGCCGCCGCAAGTTGTTCGCCAAGATTGCCAGCGGCGACTGGGATGTGGTCATCATCCCGCATTCGTCGTTCGGGTTCATCGGCATCGCCCAGGAAACCGAGGAACGCTATCTCGAACAGGAACTGGCCATTGCCGAGCAGGCCATCCGGGATGCTTGGGAGGAAGCCGGCGAGGAATCTGGCGGCCGACGCAAGCCGTTCAACGTCAAGCAGGCCGAGCGCCTGCGGGACAAACTCACCGCGCGCCTGGAAGGCATTCGAGGCAAGAATCGGAAGGACCGGCTGCTGACGTTCGAGCAGATGGGTATTGACGACCTGACCGTGGACGAGGCGCATGAGTTCAAGAACCTGTTCTACAGCTCGCGCCTGACCAATGTGAAGGGGATGGGCAATCCGTCTGGATCCCAGAAGGCATTCGACCTGTACTCCAAGGTGCGCGTGCTGCGCGAGTCGCCGACCGGAACGGTCACGTTCATGACCGGGACGCCAATCTCCAACAGCGCGGTTGAAATGTTCAACATGATGCGCTACCTTGCCGCCGATGAACTGAAGGAGCTTGGCCTGGAGCACTTCGACGCCTGGCGGGCCCAGTTCGTCAGCACGGACCCGGGCTGGGAGCCGAACGAAACCGGCCGGCTGAAGGAGGTCAACCGACTTGGCCGAAGCTGGTCGAACATGCGTTCGCTGATGGATCTCTACTACAGCTTCACCGATTCCGTCAGCAACGACGACATCAAGAAAGCCTACGCAGAGGACAACAATGGCGAGAAGTTCCCGATTCCCGATGTCATGGGCGGGGATCGGCGGTCGGTGGTGGTGCAACCCACCGAAGACCAGATCGAACTGCTCAACCAGACCATCCATGACTTTGATGCCCTGCCGTACATATCGGACCCCTACGAGCGGAACATTGCGCGCCTGCGGTTGATGGACCGGGCGCGCAAACTGTCGCTGGATGTCCGGGCGGCTGTACGCGGCCACCAAGGCAAGGAAAAGGGCGGGAAGCTGGAGAAGATCGCCGAGGAGGCTGTGCGCATCTACAAGAAGTGGGATGCAGAGAAGGGCACGCAACTGATCTTCCTTGACCGCTCGGTTCCGAAGTCGCGCGGCGACGACAAGATCATCAAGGACTATGACGCCCTGATCGCCGAGCGAGACAGGGCCCTTGCCATGGACGACGAGGCCGAACTGCAGCGCCTGGCGGACGCCCTGGACAAGTTCGACGCCAACGAAATCGCCGAACTTCGCGCGGCGCAGGACGGCGGCTGGAATGCCTACCAGCAGATCAAGGACAACCTGGTTGCCAGCGGCATCCCGGCCAATGAGATCCGGTTCATTCAGGAGGCCAACAACGACGCCCAGAAGCAGGCCATGTTCGACGCCGTGAATGCCGGGGAGATTCGCATCCTGATCGGCTCCACGCCGCGAATGGGCGCGGGCACCAACGTGCAGCGGCGCCTGGTCGGCCTGAACCATGCCGACGTGACCTGGAAGCCGTCTGACATCGAGCAGCGCGAAGGTCGGATCATTCGGCAGGGCAACCTGTTCGCATCGCCGCGCATGGACGGCGCCATCAATCCGCGGTTCATCCCGGGCTTCGAGGTCGAGATTCTGGCCTACGCCACCGAGCGCACCATCGATGCCAAGATGTGGAGCCTGAACGCGGCCAAGCTGAAGACGATCAACGCGATCCGCAACTACGACGGGTCGTTCTCGATGGACTTCGAGGATGAGGATTCCGTCAGCATGGCTGAAATGGCCGCCCTGGCATCCGGCAACCCGTTGCTGATGGAGCGCGTGAAGCTGACCAGCGAAATCGACAAGCTGGACATCATGAAGCGCCAGTACCAGAGGAAGATGTGGGCGTACAAGGGTCGGCTGGAGGATGCCGAGCTCGCCATCAAGAACGCACCCGCACAGAACGAAACACTGCTGCGCCGGGCTGACGAAGCCCAGGCGGGCGAGGAACTGCTGCGGGCCAGCCTTGCGTCCAGGTCCGTCACGGTCGAGGGAGAGACGTTCAAGGATTACGCATCCGCGGCAAAAGCGGTGCATTCCGCCATTGAGCAGCAACAAGCCGGCGACAAAGGCGCCAAGGTGTCCATCAAGGTTGGTGAGCGCAGGCTGACCAGCCTGAACGGCGCCCTGGATGCCGTATCCACCGAGCTTGGCGACGAATCTCCGTTCCTTGGTGAGCTCTCTGGCGTGGAGCACATCAGCCGGACATCGTTTGCCCGGGAACTTGCCAAGGCTGCCACCGAGGCCATCCCCACCGTGGATGCCGGGCAGTCCAAAGTGATTGCCACCGGGAAGCTGCGCGGTTTCACGTTCGAGGCGTCTCTTGAGAACAGGGGCTGGGGGAGAAGCATCGAGCTTGCCCTGGTGGACTCTCAGGGCAAGACCGTGGCGACACGGGGATCCCGGACGCAAGCATCCGACGAAACGAAATTCGTAACCACCAGCAGCCTGACCAATCCGCTGTCGAGACTGGATGAGAGCGTCAGCGCGGAGCAGCTTCGGCGCTGGGCCCGTGATGCCCTCGCTGAAGCCGAACGCGCCAAGAAGGAGATCCCCGACCTTCAGGAAAAGGCATCGAAGCCGTTCCCACAAGCGCAAGAGCTTGCGGAGAAGACAGATCGGCTCAACGAGGTCATTTCCCTGCTGTCGTCGGATGTCGTCAAGGACCGGCCATCGGTAACGCCGGACGCCTTGATCCTTTCTCCGCAGGAGTTCGAGGACAGGTTTGGCGTGGCGCCGAGCTTCAGCGACGGGTTTGCCGTCATGTCGCCAGGAGGCGGCGCATACCAAAACCAGCCAAGCGGCACGTTCACGACAAGGGAAGCGGCGCAGGCTTGGATTGACAGCCAGTTGTCCGGCCAGCAGAAAGATGGAGATCCCGGCGCTGGCGCGTTCTCCCGCGCCGCCGAGCGCAACGACGCAACCGGTTTCTATTCCGCACTGGCGCGCGAGATCGACGCCCTGCCGACCAAGGCCGCGCCAGCGCCGGGCTGGCAGATGGCCATTCAAGGCATGGTCAAGAACGGCAAGGTCAAGGCCGACGAACTGGAATGGTCGGGCCTGACCGACTGGCTCAAGTTGCAGACCGGCAAGGTCACGAAGGAGCAGATCACGGGCTACCTGGATGCCAATGGGGTGCAGGTGCAGGAAGTGACGCTCGGAATCAACGAGCGACGAAAGAAAGGCGAGTTTCTTGCCAACGAGTTTAAGAGGCTTTTGGTCGAGAAGGCGGGATTTTCACAAGGGGACGCCAGCATTGAAGTTCGCAGACAGCGAGAAGATCGGTTTGCGCCGGTAAAAAAATGGGCTGACCAAGATGTTTTTGCGGCAGCAACCGCACTCAAGGAGGCGGATGGAAATACAGAATTAAATCCGAAATATGAGAAATACACCCTCTCCGGTGGTGAGAACTACCGCGAAGTGCTGCTGACGCTGCCGAGCGCCAAAGACGAGCTTGCAGTCGTCAGACACCCAGACGGAGAAGGGTACGCGCTGCAGCGCCCTGACGGCACCTATGTCGTCAGCGGGCCAGAAAGCGTAGTGCCTGGAACCGTGAAGCGATGGGATTCAAAGCACTTCGCGCAAGAGTATGGGAAAGACGCCCATGACAAGGTGCGCGCCACGCAGTTCAAATCCGGCCACTGGGACCAGCAAAACGTCCTCGCCCACATCCGCGTCAACGACCGCACCGATGCCGACGGCAAGCGGGTGCTGTTCGTGGAGGAAATCCAGAGCGACTGGGGGCAACAGGGCAAGAGGGATGGGTTTGGAGGTGGAACCCACAAGGCCGGTGACAAGTTCACAGTCATGCGAAACGGTGAACCGCGATCTGTCACTGCGCTGAAGAACACGGAAAACAACCTGACGCTTGTTGAGGATGGGAACGGTTCACGGTTCAACGTCGGGTCCGGAGAGGGCGTGCCACAAGCCCCATTCGTCACCCACACCGACAAATGGCTGGCCCTTGCCTTGAAGCGCATCGTCAAGATGGCCGTCGATGGCGGCTATGACCGGGTGGCGTTCGTCAACGGCCAGCAGTCGGCAGAACGGTTCTCACTTGACAAAGAACTGTCTGAGCTTCGCTACGAGCCGGCGGGAGAGGGTCTGTACGAAATTGCTGCCATCGACCACGACGGCGTGGAGGTCATCAGCGAGGACAACATCACCATCGACCGTGTTGAGGAACTTGTCGGCAAGGAAATGGCCGAGAAGATTGCAAATGGCGAGGGCGAAAAAGGAACAGAAGGCGGATACAGGGATTGGCGCTCATTCAGCGGCGATGGACTGAAGATCGAAGCCAAGGGTATGCGCGCCTTTTACGACCAGATCGTGCCCAGCGCCACCAAGGCCCTGCTGAAGAAGCTGGGCGGCGGGCAGATGGAGAGCGTTCGCATTCCAGGGAAACCAAGGATGACACTGACATCGTTCCTTGATTACTCGATTGGACACGGAGACTTCCGATCGCCAGCAGAACTTGAGGCCGCATGGGACACAAGGGACTACGGGCGAAATACTGATGCTGGTGTCAAACGATACCTTGCTGATGTCGACTTTCTGACCCAGCCCGGCTTCACCATCACCCCCGCGATGCAGGAGAAGGCATCCGGCGGCCTTCCGCTGTTCCGCCGTCAACTCGCCAAATTCTCCCGCGGCGCGCAGCAGCAGGCGAACACCGCTGTGCAATCCACGGTGGACAAGCTCACCGCCGACTGGCAGAACAAGCCTGAGATCGTGATCGCGTTCGACATGCAGGACGAAGCGATCCCCGAGAACGTGCGCCTGGAAGACGCCAAGCAGCGATCAGGCGGTGCGTTCGGGAACCCGGAAGGGTTTTACTACCGTGGTGTGGTCTATCTGCTGTCGAGCCAGCTTGCGACGGATGCCGACATCGCCCGCGTGCTGGCGCATGAAAGCCTGGGCCACTACGGGCTGCGCGGGTTGTACGGCAAGGCGCTCAAGCCGATCCTGCAACAGATCGCAACCATGCGGCGCGCCGACGTGATTGCGGTCGCAAGGCAGCGCGGCCTTGTAAAGGTCGATGGTAACAACAGGCCCATAGTCGATGTGAAGACTGCGACCAATGCTCAAGTCTGGGCCGCAATGACGGATAGCCACAAGTCGCAATCTGCCGAGGAAGTGCTCGCCGAAATGGCTCAGACCACACCGCAGGCTGGGTTCGTCAAGCGCGCCGTTGCTGCGATCCGCCAGTGGCTGCGCGAGCATGGGGTGAACCTCAAACTGACGGACAACGACATCATCGTGAACTACATCCTGCCGGCGCGCGGGTGGGTGGAACGCGGGCCCGGTGGTGGCGGGCCAAAGGGTGGCGTTTCTTTCGCGCGAGGCGCAAAATCGGGGGATGCCGAAAACACCCGCTACACCCGCCAGTGGTACGACCGGCTCGTCAGCCTGCTACCCGACAGCTACCGAAACGATCCATACCGGCGCGAACCTTTGCCCGCCGAAGGTCGGGACGTACAGCAAGCCAGAGAGGTACAAGACAAGATCGACGCGCTCAACAAGCAAATCAGGGGTCCAAGGGACACCAAGGGGCATGGCCCGGTAACGCGCGACGAGCTCGGAAACCTCACGGTTGATGCGCGAGAGGCGACCTATAGCGAAATCATCGGGGAAATCAAGGATCTAGCCGACGAGATTGGGTACGGCGTCACTGTAACCGGCGTTCAGAGAAGGCTGATTGAGAAATTCAGGCAGGCCGGATTCGAGTCTGAAATCTCGCTGGCGGCCATCGCAGACCGGATTACCGGGGTGCGCGCCGAAATCAGCGATGAAAAGTCGGTGTATGCGGTGCAAGCCCTTGGCACCATCATGAGCTACAAGCCGCGCGGGTTCCCGATGGCGCTGTTCAGCAGAGCCGTGGTGAACGACCCTGCCAACCCGGACATCCGGTTCAGCCGAGCGACAACGGCCCGCGACCTGACCCAGAAGGCGACCGATGCCGTCAGGGTGTTCACCAACACCCCCGGCAAGGTGAACTGGTGGCACAAGACGGTTGGCACCCAGTACAACCTCGCCCAGCGCAGCCCGGAGTTCAAGCGGGTCTATGACGCGGTGCAGGACTTCATTGGGGATGTCAGCTTCTACGCCACCGAGGCGGCCGACCTGGCACCCAAGATCCTGCCCAAGCTGGACACCTGGCGCGACATCGCCAAGTCTCCGCTGTCCGCCGACGACACCAAGGCTATTGCGGCGCCCATCTTCGAGGGCACGCTGGTCTGGGCGCGCAACGAGGCCGGCAAGCCGGTGAAGGTCGCGCAACTGGAGGAAGAAGCGGCCCTGATGTCTTCGGATCGAAAGGCCCAGCGCCTGCTGCGCAACGACAAGATCAGCGAAGGCGTGCTGAAGATGTGGCGCGGCCTGCCGCTGGAGCAGTACGAGGCGCTGATCGACAGCAAGTACGAGAAGGAAATGCTCAAGGCCGGCGTGGTCTGGTCGGATGCGGAGCTTCGCAGCCAGTTCTCCCTGAGCGACGCCCAGATCGCCCTGTACCGCGAGTTCCGCGCGGCCACCGACAAGAGCCTGACCAACCTGGCCATCAGCGACATGCTGTACTTCGGTGGCAAGGACGTGGCGCCCATCAAGGAGGCCGTGCTGGAGGCAAAGACGGTGACGGAAGCAGCCGAAATGCTTCGGTCCTACCTGATGTCGCTGGCCGACATGGACCCGGACAACGCGGAATCCCTGATTGCCACCGCCAACAAGATGATCGACAAGGGCGACCGGGCGGCCGACCTGATGGCGCGCGGGTATGCCCCTCTGTCCCGGTTCGGCACTTACACCCTGGACGTGGTGGACGCCAATGGGGAGCGGGTGTACTTCGGACTGTTCGAGTCCCGGATGGAAGCCGACCGCATGGCCAAGCAGATGGCCGCCGAATACCCGGGCGGCAGGGTGGAGCAGGGCACGCTGTCCGAGGAAAGCTACAAGCTGTTTGCCGGCGTGTCGCCCGAGACGGTGGCTCTGTTCGGAGACATGCTGGGGCTGGAGGACAACGGCGCCTACCAGGACTACCTGAAGCTGGCAAAGAGCACCCGCAGCGCCATGAAGCGCCTGATCGAGCGCAAGGGCATCGCTGGTTTCAGTGAGGATGCCGGCCGGGTTCTGGCCGGGTTCGTGTACTCGAACGCGCGTCAGACCTCGCAAAACATGCACACCGGGGAAATGGTGCAGGCGGCCAACGACATCCCGAATGGCATGGGAGAGCTCAAGGACAAGGCCACCCAGTTGGTGGAATACATCAAGCACCCGGTCGAGGAAGCCCAGAAGGTCCGGGGCCTGCTGTTCGCCCAGTACATCGGCGGCTCGGTGGCTTCGGCCATGGTCAACATGACGCAGCCGTTCACCATGACCATGCCGTGGCTGTCGCAGTTTGGCGGCTTGTCCAAGGCGGCCAAGCAGATGTCGGCGGCGGTGAAGGATGCCACCCGAAAGACCACCGGAAACCCCGCGCTGGACGCAGCCCTCAAGCGCGGCGAGGAAGATGGCACCGTCAGTCCGCAGGAGGTTCACGACCTGATGCGCCAGGCACAGGGCAAGGGCGCGCTGAAGTCGGGCGACGGAACCAAGTTGGGCAACGCCACCGCGACCGCCCAGAATGCGGTTTCCCGCATCGCATTCGCGTGGGGCAAGCTGTTCAGCACGGCCGAGCAGTTCAACCGGCGCGTGACTTTCATTGCAGCCTACCGCACTGCCGTCGAGCAGGGCATGAGCAACCCGGATTCCTTCGCGCGCCGGGCCATCCATGAAACCCAAGGCGTCTACAACAAGGGCAACAAGCCGGACTGGGCGCGCGGCGCGGTGGGATCCACCCTGTTCACGTTCAAGCAGTATTCGATCGCCTACGTGGAAATGCTGCACCGGATGGCAACCACCGGCGCGCCCGGATCGCCCGAGCGTGCTGCCGGGCGCCGCGGTGCGCTGTACGCGCTGGCCGTTCTGGTGCTGCTGTCTGGGGTGGGCGGCCTGCCAGGCGCCGACGACCTGGACGACATCATCAGCGGCCTGATGCAGTCGCTGGGCTACAACTTCGACAGCAAGGCCAAGCGCAAGGCATTCCTTGCCGAATACCTGGGAGACGGCGCCCAGCAGTTCATCGAGCGCGGCGTGTCCGGGATCTACGGTGTGCCCATCGATGTGTCCGGGCGCCTGGGTCTGGGCAACCTGGTCCCGGCCACCGGCCTGCTGACCAAGAAGACCGACCACACTTCGGACGTGGCGGAACTGCTGGGGCCCGCTGGCGACCTGGCCAAGCGCGCTTTCCAGGCCGGCGGCAAGTTGATCGAGGGCGATGTGCTCGGAACCCATGGCGCCGTTGCCACCGCTTCACCGAAAGCGGTGCAGAACTTGTTCCAGGCCGCCGACATGGCCACAACCGGGATGTACCGCGACGCGCGCGGGAAGAAGGTCATCGAAACCAGCCCGGGCGATGCGCTGTCGAAGGCGCTGGGGTTCCAGCCGAACGATGTGAAGCGCCAGCAGGACGCCACCTGGGAAGTCAAGCGGATGGTTGACCTGAACAGGATCACAGAAGCCGAGATCGCCGAACGCTGGGCGATTGGCCTGTTCGAGAAGGATGCTGACAAGGTGCAGGCGGCCCGGGATGACCTGGCGCGGTGGAACGCTGATAATCCTGATTCACCCATCAGCATCAAGTTCTCGCAGATCCTTCAGCGAGTGCGCTCCATGAATCAAACCAAGGCCGAACGCATTGCAAAATCCGCACCCAAGGAATTGAGGGCGCAGGTGCGCGAGGCATTGAGCCAGCAATGAATTGGGCGGGCCTGACTGTCGCGGTAGGGTTGATCGGCCTGGCCCTGGCCACACTGCCGTTCGGGCTGGTCATCGTTCCCATTGCATTCTGGCTCTGGCGCAAGGGCTGAGTTTCCGGCGCGTGGGTTTGGCTGATCGGTAAGCCAGCCTCAAAAATGGGGGCTACTTCCGACCAACTCAAAGTAGCCCGCCATGTATAGCCCGGTTTCCAAGTCTGCGCACAACATGATGGACACCCATAGCTGGTAGCCACGCCCACCACGACGCCGGCCTGAGCGCCCGCTGAAAGCCACCCGCAAGGAACAACAACAGAGCAACGGAGCAGCCATCTTGAACCAAGACCTCATCAACTTTCTTGCCGGCACGGCGTTGGCCGTCGGCGGCTGGTTCGCGCGCGTGCTGTGGGTGGCGGTGCGCGACTTGGAGAAGGACCTGAGCCGGCTGCGCGAGGAGCTGCCGGCCAAGTACCTGCCGAAGGCCGAGGCGCACGAGGCCATTGCCGACCTGACGCACGAGATGCGCGAGAACTTCTCCCGGTTGTTTGATATGCTGGACAAAAAGGCCGACAAATGAAGCGTCGCCGCCCGCGCCTGCTGCCCGACTGGCGCGACATCCTGCGCCGCGCCTGGTCGATCCGCCTGATGCTGCTGGCCGGGCTGCTCAGCGGCTGCGAAGCCGTGCTGTCGGCCACCGGCACCGACTGGCTGTCCGTGCCGCGCTGGGCTTCGGCGCTGATCGTGCTGCTGGTGATCGGCGCCGCGTTCGTGACGCGCCTGCTGGCGCAGCGTCAGGAGGACGACGATGGCCCTTGATTCACGCCGAACCACCATCGCCGCGCTGTCTGTCAGTGCTGCGGCATTCGTGGCCCTGATCGCGCATGAGGGCTGGACCGACCGGGCTGTGATCCCGGTGAAGGGCGATGTGCCCACGGTTGGCCCTGGCTTGACCAAGCGCCCGGACGGTTCGCCTGTGCAGATGGGCGACACCATCAAGCCGGTGGAGGGCATCACGCGCAGCCTGGCGCACATTCAGAAGTCGGAGACGGCGCTCAAGCGGTGCGTCACGGCTCCGGTGTCGCAGGTGGAGTACGACATCCTGGTCGATTTTGCGTACCAGTACGGAGAAGCAGCGACCTGTAAATCCGGCATGGTGCGGGCCATTAATGCGGGCGACTACGCCGCATCGTGCGAGGCGTATCTGCGCTACCGATTCGTGGCCGGGTACGACTGTTCGACGCCAGGCAACAGGCGCTGCCCCGGCGTGTGGACGCGCAGCAAGGGACGGCGCGACAAGTGCGCGGAGGCGCTTGGATGAACCAGACCAAGCTGCTGATCGCCCAGCGCCTGGAGGAATCCGCCCGCGAGGTCCGGTCCATCGTCGATCTGATGGCCGACTACACCGACGATCCGCCATGGTGGCGCCATACCCGCGATCTTGAGGATGCCGCTGTGTTGATGCGGTATATGGCCGAGTCGATCCGAGGAGCAGAGCATGAAACCCTTTGAAATTTACCGGGCACCGGACGGCTGGCGCTGGCGTCTGAAGTCGCCGAATGGGCGCATCATCGCTGACGGCAGCGAGGCGTATGCGTCGCGGTCTGGCGCTGTGCGCGCCGTGGCCCGGCTCAAGCAACTGGTGAAGTGCCTGTGATCTGGACACATTTTGCCGCTGCCATCGTTGCCGCAGCTCTGGCCGGATGGGCTGGCTGGCAGGTGCAGGGCTGGCGGCTGGGCGAGCAGATCGCGGCGCTGAAAAGCCAGCAGGCCGAGGCTGTGGCCACCGCCACGCGCGAGGCGCGTGCTCAGGAATCCGCCCGATTCACCAACGTTCAGGAGGCCCAAAATGCAGCCCAGAAACGCGCCCAAGTTGCACGCGCTGATGCTGACCGCGCTCGCGGCGAGCTTGATCGGCTGCGCGACACCATCCGCGCCACCGCAGGTGGTGTGCCCGGCGAATCCACCGCCGCCTGCACTCAGCGAGCCGATGCCGCGGGAGACGTACTCGGCCAGTGCGCAGCAGCGTATTCAGAGCTGGCGGCAATCGCTGACCGCCACGCCTCAGACGCCCGCACGCTGATCGAGGCATGGCCGAAGTGATGCGCAAGCTGCTGTCGATCTGCTGGTTGATCTTGGTGCAGTGGCCGCGCGGGCTGTGGCTGCACACCAAGCTGGTGGCGCTGGCTGTGGCGGCGGTGGTGGTGCGGTGAGGTGTCAAGCAATCGTTGACAACTGAAAGTTGATGGTGCCGTCTCTCCGGCTGTCTCGGTCTTTTCTCCGTCAGGGTCGGACCGTTGACCCTTGGACTAGCACCGCTTTAGGCGCTCGGCTCGCCTTCTTTTGCCTGATGACTCGGCATGTAGCCGCCCTGCACAGGCTTCGGGTGGTTGCGGTAGTTGGATTCGAACCAACGACCTCAAGGTTATGGGCCTCGCGCGCTTCCTGACTGCGCCACACCGCGACGGCATTGTAGTCCTACCGCAACCCCCGCGCAATCTCATCCGCCGTCGCCCGGTAATAGACCCGATGCAACAGGCTGATGTCCCGGTGCCCGCTGATCCGCGCCAGCACATCGCGGGCGTGGCGGATGCTGCAATGGTGCATGGCGGCGATGTCGTCGAGGGTAAGTAGGTCGGCGGTCATTC